TTACTTTAATGGAATACCTGCTTCTTCAAGAAGCTTGATTCTCTCTTCCTTTGTTACTTTTGTCAAGTTTGTCTCTTTGACAAAATTCCCGGCAGAGTCTCTTGTTATAAGAAAAACATAGTCGGCATGATTGATCCAACTTCTCTGACACTCCTCACGATAGGCATTGGCCTCCTCGTAAGTCTCAAACCCGCTCTTTGTGTCATACATTTCATCGTCGCGGGTAACATATAAACTGCTAGTCTTCATTTTTAATCTCAATTATGTACATTAATTCTTTCTCCGGAACATCCTTCTCTTGATAAGGAGAATCGTACTTATATACAACTGCATCATCAAGGTATGTTCTTACTCCCTCCATAAAACTATCCTGTAATACTGAGTTGTCTGTGATATAGGCTGCCAGGAAGAATCCGTTTCTCTCCTGCGTATCACCTAGACCAACTGCATCGAAATGACTTCTGAATGTAGTACCCTGCAGCTCATCAACGGAAAACGAAACCATAACGTTCTTCATCCAATCAAAAAATACTGCTACTTTAATTGCTTTCATATAAGTGACTTAGCCGTGATGTCGAGGGCTTATTTTATTAATGTTTCATTGCTAAATCTACTATCGCTACGATAAGCAGAAAAATCAATCCGTTTATAAAAAGAATGGTACCCATATCTACTTAAAATTAAAGAAGTCCTTAATCTGTTTCTTCTCGTCATCGCTGGCATTCAAGATGTCCTTCACTATGAAATCTGCAAGAGGTGCCAATACCCGTATTCATAGCATCGATCAGTTCGCCCTGCGCTCCAAGTTTAGAAAGAACGTCTGCATATTCACAAAGAAATTCTTGTGATGAAATGAATCCCATTTCATAATTCTTTTTGATTTCCTTAATTTCTTCCATCTTTTTAAGATTTTAATTGGTTCAACATAATCTGTGGTTAGTCAAAATAACCACTCTTTCTATATGCAAAGGTACAAAAAAAATGTGATATATGCAAATATACCACATTTTATTTTAGTTAAAAATACTAAATTTAACTCACTGAGTATCAGAGCTTTATGCGTTCTTGTAGATGCTGCTTAATGTAATTATTTTTGTAGCTTCTCCAATCTTGTCTATCAGATTGGTTACAGCTTCATCCACTTCGCACAAAGCATTATACACATCGTTTGGGATATTTCCTGTCTCCAAACCATTACTACTCATTTTCCAAGTCTGGTTTAGCTGCCTTGCAGCATCCACCATTAATTTAATGTCCGTCATATTTTATCTTATTTCAGAAAATACTCTCTGATGTCGTACACGCCATCCTTGTCTTTTAACAAGTCAAGAGCAAGGCTGTGTGCATATTTGACCAAATGCTCTGTACCAATATCCTTCACATCTTCCTTGCCGAGGATCTTGGCGATTGTACATCCGTGGTCGCTTACTACCTGATTCATCGCAACGTACAAAGCGTAATCATTGTAGTAAGGTTTTTCCTCTGTTACAAGTCCTAGCCCATTCATTGCTTTGAGCCACGTCTGCATATCCCAGGTTGCCGGTGGGTTCATTCCGTCCACAATCTCAGAAGCTTCCTTCTTGGTGAGATAATTCTTCCATTTTATTGCGCACAGCTTATCAAGATACTCTTGCGCCAGCTCTGGGTGCTTCGCTGACATATCCTTCATCATGCAGCGCATCGTGTCTCCAAATGTGTGCATATACTTCACGTTTGTTGATGATGCCATCATTCCGTACAGCTCATCAAACTTATTCATAATGTCTTTTGTTTCCATATTATATTGAATTTGTGTTTGTTATGATTCTGCTGTTAGCAGATTCTTAAGCTCCTCAAAGTCTTCCTTTGCGAAGCTGATACTCTTCTTACTGCCGAACAAAATTGTAGTTACGATGTTGTCGGGCAAGTCGATTGTGATAGCACCGCCATCAATGTGACCTTTGACAAAGCCGAAATCAAACTCATAATTGCTTATATTCTCTAGCATCTGCATGAGGTCTGAGAATATGGTATCGGCATCAATGTTTCCGTCTTCATCGGCGATGAATAGGGTAGCGTTGTCAATGCTCTTGCCCCAACTATCCTTGTGCTTTGCGATGATGTTGTGTGAAGCTCGCTTCATGTACACGGAAGGAATAGCCAGTGCTGGGTTTTCCTTCACCATATCACTTATTCTTGCGTCTACCCACAAATCAAGCGATGTAAGCAGTTTCTCTTTCAGTTCTGTTACGTTCATTTCTTAGTTTCTCCTTTCTTTGTTTTGTTGTACCAAACGAGATATTCTTGCCAAGTTTTGTCGCTGTGGTTAGTCATATAATCGTTGAGCATAGCAGATTTTTGTTCCTCTGCCTGTGCCACCTCCTTTCTCAATCTTTGCATCAAAGATAGATGCTTCTTTAATGCTTCCTGTCCTTGCTGAGTACTCTCAATGCGAGGACGTATGATACGCAATTCCTCGTCTTGCACTAGCTTAGACACATATTGCAAGCTATTAACGTATTCCTGATTCTGCATCAAGTACTGACGTTGTGCGCCTGTCAGATTGTCCTCAATCTTGTCAATTTCATCCCATAAAGGGGTGGCGGATTGCTGCGCTTGCATATTGATAGATGCTCGCTTCTGCTGTATTGCCTCATACATCTTTTGTAGCTCGGCATCCATCATCTGCGGCTGCTGCTGACTTGTACCCATATCCAATAATGGGCTGTTTCCGAAATTCATCATAATCAATATCTTTAAGTTGGTGATATATTATAGAGAGGTGAGAGGGCATCCACCAACGAGGGCAAACACCCCTCACCAACTCATTTTTTCTTAGTCTTTTTTACGGACTTTCTTACTGCTCTGTTACGCTCCTGTAGTGGGAGTAGAAGCTGCCTTGCAGCAACAGTAGCTACCATAACCTGTAACTGTAGGTGTACTTGGAAGTACCAACTGCCCCTTAATATCATAAGCAGTCTTCAAATCCATAGCCTGGAGCAAAATCTTCTCCTTGTAAGGAGCAAGTGCTTCCATAACGGCAATCTTAGTCTCCAATGCAGCCATCTTAGCGTTGGTTGCATCATACTGGTCTCTGCCAGCCTTATAAAGACCAAACTCTGCGTCAATCGCTCTGCGGTTTTCAGCGTTAATAGCATCTACCTGCGACTTGTAAAGACCGAACTTCTCTGCGATGTCAGTCTCACGCATAGCGTAGAACTTGTTAGCGGTGTCGAGCTTCAAACCGAACATGTCGGTAAGCAGCTTAACCTCATCAGCGCATTCCTTCTCCATTACCTGCAAGGCAGTTGGCTGATTAGCATTCGCATTTGCGCCATAACCGTAAGCGTTGATGTTAACGTTCTCAGGCATATTGCCGCCGAGTGAACCAAACACACTGCGATTACCTCCAAATAACCAAGCACCAGCACCGAGTGCCGTGCCAATGATACCAAGGGTAAGACCAGCATTTCCTGTTGCCTTAGAAGCATAATCATCGTGCTTCTTTCCCTCTTCGTAGATTTTCTTCTCTACGACCTTTGCATCTGTCATTTCCATAATACAATCTTTTGAAATCCTTAATATTAACTAACACTATTGTAACGTTACGTGTGCAAAGTTAAGAAATAGTATGGAAATAGGCTATAACTCTATCATAGTTTCTGTTAGTAGCTCTAAATCAGTAGTTTAGTGTGATAGTAGGTAGGCTCATTTTTATCCTCTTAGAACGGAAAATATTCTTTGCAAACAAAAAAAGGCGACCACTCATCACGAGCAGCCGCCAACAAGTTATCCTAAATCAATCTCAAACCTAAAAAAGAAATCTAAGAATGTTTCCTTTCATATACATATAAGAATATGTATATCACAATAACCCATATTAATAAAAAACTAAACACACCTATATGAGAAAAAATATTCTGCATTTTTGAAACAGGTTCCTTGATGATTTTCGTATTACTTTCATTCTTTACTTTCATCAACGAGTCGCACTTGGACCTATATATACTGAAACTGTCTTTATATGATTTGTATTGACTGATGCTGTCAAGCAATCTTTGAGTATCTTTCTCCGTTCGGCTATGATATTCGTAATGTAGCCTATCCTCGCCGACTTTCTTCCCTTGCGCATCAAACCTTGTAGCAGTGCTATCTTTGACATAGCTACTATCCTTGGTGCTCTTGTCACTCTCCTGCCTTTGATAGTGAAGCCATTTATCAAATGAGTATGACAAACGAGCAGTAAAAAGAGAATCAAACTTTCTTTCGTTCTGTTCGTCTTTCAAATACGTCTGTTTAGTGACTGTCTTTGAAGACCCACAACCGATAATTAGCAGCGAAACGTACATTGCAAGCGTTATGCCGACAACCGCTTTCCAAAAGTTGTAGTCGTACCATTTCATCATTCATTCAATTTTAAGTGTCCGTATGTGATATAGCTTAATCTTCGCAACCAGCCGTCAAGGAAGTCTTTCTGTTCACCTTTGGCAATGCTCTTAAGATAATCTTCTCTTGTTTTTTTGAATCTCTCAAAGAGTCTCTTACCATTAGATTTATTGATTGCGAATAATGTTTTGTTCCCGATAATACCATCTGCCGTGATACCTAATGTCAACTGGAGATAGGTTGCTGCTCTTTTGACTCCACTATTGTAAGCAAAGTCAACCAGCATATTAGCTACGCTCTGATCCTGGATTTTGTCTGCTTTGCAGGCATTCCAAAAATTCTGCTTAAAGACACGATGGAAATCGTCCTTGGTGAGGAGCTTTACATCTTCCTCATTCAGAACACCATCGCCATTCTTGTCATACCCGACCCTTCTCCAGGTTGCAAGGGTGATGCCGTATTTTGTTGGACCGCCCTTATCTTTCTTGTTGTTTGTGTATTTGTCCGTCTCCCAACTGAGGATAAACGGAACGAGTTTTTTTGAATCTGCCATACTTACTCCTCCTTATTATAATCATTACCTTGAATCAGACAGCCAAATGCGAGAATTGCTCCCATAATAGCTGCCACCATTATAATCGCTAACAACATCATATCTTTTCCTCCTTTTCTGCATAATTTAGATAGTCCGACAAATATGGAATCTTCTCAATGAACTTGAAGCGCATGAGATAATAGAGGAAACTCACTACATACCAAGGTGGGGTATCCTTTCGGAAAATCTGTTTCAAGTTCTTAAGAATATTGCATCCATAGAACCACAATACTAGGTACGAGATAAAGGAAACGCATTGAACGGAACCTTCCATCTGTCCTTTGAATCGCCCGATTGCATATACTGCTGCACAAAGGACGAAGAACACGGTAGCGTGACCGATGCACACAACTGCTTTCTTTAACTCGAAGTTCTCTCCCTTTGCAATCATACCGCTAAGATAACCGAATATGAAGTTAAGAGTGAAGACGATCATAAGCGAAGATAACTCGCCTTCAATCGGTTTAAGATAGGCGAGGAGTGCAAGAACTACGCCTACAACAATATCTTTAATTCTATCTGCCATAAGATAACTATTTGATGATTAAACAATAACGCTGCAAATATACAATAAAATATTTAATCATCAAATAGATTTCCCGAAAAATTGCAAAACTTTATTTCTTCATATAAACGAATATATATTTTTGCAGAAAAATTGTATAATATCACATATAATTTTATCGAAATATTGTATTTTTAAATCCACGAAATCTGGGAAGTCAGAGTGACAGTTGCAAAAATTGCAACAGTCACTCACGCAAACTGAAACAAAAAAAGAGAGGCAATCACTTACCTCTCTTTAACTTATAAGAAATGTTCAAAGTACAGATACAATCCAACCCCGAACCATCCTATTAGAATCATAGTTGATACCGTTACCCAAGATAGAAAGAACTTATTAACCTTCTTATATTCGTAGGAAAGGTACAGATAAGCAACGAACGTGCAGTTGATGATTACTAGTATAGCTACTATAATCAAGGCAAAAAACATAAAGTCCTTAATACTCATACGTGCTCGCTTATCCGTGCTGCGATAGGGCTGAATTGATTATGATTTTCTCTTGCTTTTTATGTAGTGTAGTATATCCCACTTCTTAAAATATCGAGTGTGCCCTCGTTTCTTGCACTCGCCATTAGGAATGTCGCCCCTCGCCACCATCCTGTTAAGGGTGGCATCGGAAACGTGCAATTTCTCCTTAACTTCCTCGGTGCTCATCATCGGATTGAGCATATCGGGGATGATGTCGCACAATCTATCTAGGTCATCATCGCTCATTCCGCAAGCGGTGACCTTCTCACCATTTCTCTGTTGCTCGTCTGCCTTAAAGCAAGCGTCACTCAGCGACTTAAAAGCTGTTCCGAGTATCTTATAATTCAATATCTTTCCCATAATCATGCACAAATTTTACGTCCTAACTTGGTTCTACTGATAAACATATCAGCAAAGCCGTATAAATAGAATAATGCCGTTACCACCATAACTGTAAAACAGGAATCTATCATATTTTTGGTTGTGTACCAGCTCCATTCCACGATATGAGCCGCATTGATGCCGAAGAAATAGAAAAATGGTATTCTGTATCTCCAGCAAAGAAAGAAGAATCTGCTTGCCAGAATAGCCACCATAGGCAGAACATACACCATAAAGTAGATGTAGAAGTAGCAAGGTGTATTCTCTGCATAAGGGATGAACATCTCTCTTGGATGCTGAGAGAACTCCCATATCCCATAAGCGTGAAAGCACATAAGGACGACTGGCACGTACTTGCAGAACCAGCGAAAGAATTTTAATATTCTCCTGCTATACCGATTTCCGTGCTTCATCAGCATATCCATCAGTTCGGTAACGTCCACGTTTTTCAATAGCCGTTGTACTTCGGCTTCGTCTTCTTTAGTCATAAGCTATTATATTTTAGTTGATTTAAAAGATTGATGCCGCAAATGTACGCATTTTCTAATAAAAGTAGTTGGTTTTTGATTGATTTTTATGTTAAACTTTATAAAAAGTAACAATCTGAAAGTAATAAGTCACAAAAATAGCGTTAGAACGGCTTTCTTGCCTGATTCTAACGCTATTATCATATCTACTTACCAGTGTTTATCCTATCACAACCTCAAGGGTCTCCATATCGGCGAACTTCAATCCGCAATCCTTCGCAGCCTTGAACAACTCCTTCTCGTCAACTGCCTCGATGGCTACCTCTACCTCCTTGTCGGCAAGTTCCTTGAAGTATTTCTCGGTCTTCTGCTTCTGATTGAAGAAGTACTCATTAACCTCCGCAAATTTGGCGGAATCGTCCTTGGTGTATTCGTAGCCCTCATCGGCGTGCTTCTGCTCAAGCTGCTGGCACTCCTGGAGCTTGCGCTGCATCTCCTCGAACTTATCGTCCTTCAAGCTCTCCTGCGCTTCCTCCACATCCTTGTCGTAGGTGTCGGCAACTGAGCGCAATGCCTTCATATTCTTCCAAACTCGCAATGCGGCATCATCGCTCATTGATGATGTCTTCAATGCCTTCAATGTTCTGTAGGCTGCAACAGCCTCGATTGTCTTAATCTTCTTCATTTTGTTCTGCTCTTTATGTTAAACTTAAAATAAAATTCTTAATACTCCGCAAAGATACGAAAAATATTCTGTATATGCAAGGATATAAGAGGAATTATTATAATACTTAAATTACTTATATTTTATTTCCATGTTATTCTTTGAACAACAATACTACCTACTGCTGGGTAGCTAGGTGGATTGTCTGAATGTACTCTCGTTCCTGCGGCACTACCTTTCTTCATAGAACCAGTAACTTTATAATTACTTACCTGTTTTCTTTCCTTCACGCCCGACTGATATGTAAAGGAGATGAAAGCTTCTATGGTATAATCTTGAGTAAGAACTCCATTTCCATCAAAAACAATATCAAATCCCTCTACAGGATAATTGTTCCAGCTTTCTCCATTTCCCACGTTTATCATTTGTTTGGTTACATAGACTGCTACAGTGAAGTGAACGGTGTAAGCTGCCGTCTTCTTGATTTGCAACGCAAAAAACACCTTACCCTCCGGCACGCAATATATCTCTCCATCACTCTGAAGCTTAGTGGTACAAATCAAGCCACTTACAGATATAATAGCATTCTTGACTATACAAGGTACTGCTGTAGCATAATACTCTTCGTGGCTATTCATGTGCTCTAAAACTTCATCAATAAGTCTTGTATTGCTCATCAGATTCGGGCATATCCATCTCGGTGCTGAAGTCTGCCTTTCTGTATTGGCATTTACCTCTTTGAATGTGGAACTGGATACACAGAGATACCAATTACTTACTCCCCTTACAACAAGTCCCAAACGATAATATCCATTATTAATATCGAGGATATTATTAATAGGTATTACATCTGAACCTACCATTCCGAGTGCTTGCCACGACTGGCTATATAAATCTGAGCCAGCCCATCTACACTTGAAGCTGGTATATAAGAGACTTGTACCTTCAAGGCTTACATTGAGGGCAGAGGAATCTGTCTTACCTGGTGACGTGCTGATGGTTCTAGTCTTGTAGCTATCCAATCCGATTACACCATTGTAGAATCCTCCTAAAGGGGCAGAGGTCTTTGCACTATACCCATCTGTTAATATTTCATTGTTAACGAAATCGCCTAAACGATAGGGCGAACTGCTACCTCCTCTAGGTCTGGAATATGTCCATTCACTGGCAGCAGCCAGTACATTTGTCAAGGAATATGTACTCAGGCTAAAAGATGAACCTCTCCGAAACTCATTGGTAAGTAATGAATTGGTGGTGAAATCCAGACCATAACGGCAGTTGGCTCTGTCTCGTTCTGTAATATTAAACGGCTTGGCTATGCTCATTGGCTTGTATTTTGCCCATTTATTGATATTGGCGGACTTGCACAATGTGGCAATATCATTACTTGATTCTCCCAGCACCGACTTAACATCATCGATGGATATGGGGGGGTGATCTTTCCGTTATTTACACTCATATTTCTTTCTTTTTTATCGTTATACTTTTTATATCTACTACATATCGGGCATAATACCACTACTAAATGGGATAAGACCCTTTGTAACCCATACACCGTTGGCTATCACGTATATCTTATATGACTTGCCGCTGGTAAGATTCCTGAATGTTGCCGTTTTAGTTTCGCCTGCCTTCATCGTTCCTATGGTATTGTAGTATTCTCCTGCCACCATAGATTGACCGGCTGACGGGTCAGTCTGATATACGCAATATACGGTTACGTTGTTTACCTGACTGGCATTGTCCTTCAACTTCAGCGTCACGATAATTCTGCCAAGCTGCTCTCTTGCCGTAATCTGTGCGAAGTTGCTTGCCACGGCTTGCGACTGGCTGATGATGGAGAGCTGCTTGCCTCCTGCGAGGTTTGGAATGGCATAGCAGGTCATCTGATGAAGGGTGTGGTCGCTGGAATAATTGTGCGAGCAAAACATCGGGAATGCAAGGTAATCGCCTACCTGAAGGGCATTCTTAGGCAGCCGCACGGTGAATGTGCCAACGCTGGATGCGGTGGTGATGAACATGAGGGTGGACTTGCTCTTGTCGGTGATGATGTAGCCGAAGTACTTATCCTTGAATGCGGCGAAATCGAAATAGCTTATCTGTGAGCCATCTGCCGATACAGGATTGAACAGGGTGAGTATCTGATTGGTATCACTCTCACGGATGAACACGTTGGTGGATAGATAGTCCTTCACCTCGGGATTGGCATTATGGAAGTAGCCTCTGAAATCTCCAAGGCGAAATGGAGAAGATGCACCGCCAGTAGGCTTATCATATAAAGTGCCATATCCATTATTAGCCTTTGAATATTCCGCCACGAGGTCTTTCCAGTTGTTCTTGCCGTTTTCTACCGTAATGTTGATGCCGTAGTTGCCATCCTTCGCCTTATACCAGTCGTCAGAAAAGGTGAGGGGTACACGGTAGGCTTATACTTCGCCCAGACATTTATCTTCGGTGACGTACAAAGAGTAGCAAGGTCGCCGCTGCCCTCTCCGAAGAGGTTCTTCAGGTCGTCGATACTGACGGGAGCCGTTATTTTTCCGTTTGCTAATGCCATACGCTTAATCTTTAAAACTTAAAACACTAGGCAAGGCAGCTCTATAAGAGCCACCCTGCGTTAATACTCACGATACTTACTCTGCTGCCTCGCTAGCCATGTTGGCAGCGATAGCGGAATCAACCTCCGCTATCAATGCTGACACCTCCCTGAGCTTGCTCTGAGGGATGCCGCTGATGTTGTAGGTCAGCTCGCTGCCATTAGAGCTAGCGTTGGCATTGCCGAGATAATTACCATTCGCATCTGTGTAGATGCTCATATTGATGCTCTCGATGTTGCCACCCGACTCATTGTAGGTGATTTCTACACGATAACCGCCCTTGGTATAAGTAGCGGTTGTCTGTTCACTCTTCTTGTTAATCTTTAAATTCTCCATTTTCTTAACTAATTTAATAAATTAATATTCTTGTTATCTAATCTCTTCTTGTTATTGCCGTCCTGCTTTCCGCTCAATCGCTGAACCTCTGATTCGAGGAAGACCACCCGAGCCTTCAACCTGCTCACCTCATCGCCTACCTGCTCGATAGCACCGAATGCCGTTGCAATCAGCTTCGGAGACCAATAGTTGATTTTGTAGTAGCCCTTCTCGTCAGTCTCCACGATGTCCTTTAAGTGAGGGTTGCACAAGACGTGCTGGGCAATCCAACCGATAGACCTTGTATTATCCTTCTTCCACGCAAAGCCGAACGTGCCACCCATTGCCTTGATGATACCCAGGTAGTCCAGCTTCCGCAAATCCTGCTTCAGACGTATATCTGAGGATGAGTAGGCAGTGACACCACCAGTAGCTAGAACGCTTCCATTCATATATATGTTTGTAGAAGCATCACGATATAACATCCAGTTATCAGTTGCAACATCATAAATACCTCTATTCACATTTCCACTACCAATCATCAACCTTATATCATACTTTCCATTAATAACTCCTATATAAGTATCTAAATCCTTATCTGTTCGTTCTATAAGTAATCCACCATTACCACTAATATAATTAGTACATTTAAGTAACGCTGCACCATACCAATTTCTCCAAGTTCCATTATACTGTGCTCGAACTGCAATATAAGGCGTGTCACCACTATTGGTTATTGCAAGCTGGGCATCCCAACCACCAGAATTATCCCATCCGAAATGTAGAATATGTCCTTCATAACCTAATGGTTTTTGATTAGCCTGAAGAGAACTTGTAGCATGAGTTAAGAATAATCTATTTAAACCTTTATCATAATCATTAATAGATGTAGTTCTACCATTAGGATAACTATTATATCCATCTATGCTACCTATACTATAAATATACGCTTGTTTTATAACACCAGCGGCTGACATATCAATAAAACCGTTACTCTTTCCAACTATACTTATATTATTAGTATGTAACATTTTATATTCATTAATTGTCTTATTGAGTGCATAATCAGTACCAAACCATATTACTCCATCAGCCATTCTTAGAGTATCATAATTACCATTACTTCTCTTAAAGGATATACTTTCTTCTGGTCCATTTGAAACATCAAGAGTATATATACTATTTACACCAACAATATCAGAATTATGTAAATTTATGCCAAACTCAGAGTTTGAAATCCACCATCTATCACTATCAGTATCTAGATAATCACCAGTTCTATTTACTTTTCCACTAATATCTTGATGAGAAGTTAAATATCCTTTTCCAGTAACCCAAGATTGAGTAGCATAATTACTATCATTTGTAAACTGACTTACTTTCGTAGGTCTTCCGCTCACATTGCTCCAAGCAACAGAATTAGCACTTCCAGCACTACTTGCATAGCTAACAGATAGAGTAGATATTGCCTTATGTCCGCCACCACCTGTAAGAACATAATTATCACTAGAATTATTCTTCTTAAATCCAACTCCGTTCCAATATCCAGATACATCAAAAGAGCCAACTTTACGTGAAGCCCATCCACTATTCATATTAGAGAAAAAATCTATTGCAGCATCATTAGCTACAATCATATTTTCATCTCCACCATTTGTGTGTTGTTTTAACACCTCACTTGCTGATTCTCCTCCACCAATAATAGTAAGTCCACAACCACCGATACATATACCATTACCATATATATCAACGTTATTATCTACAAACGTTATCATGTCATAGGTATTCTTAGACCCTTTATATCTAATATTACCAGTCATAGCACCACCACTAAGTTTAAGGTAAGTATTAGCTGCATCCGCAGACTTCAAATAAGCACTAAGACTTTGATGACTAGTCAGGAACGTTGCACCTTTGGTAAAGGTGAGTTTCTTGCCACTTTTCGATACCAAGGTGATGGCGTTGCCAGTGCCGCTGGTCGCAACCTCGTTGACGTAGCCATCTAGGCTCTGATGTGAAGTCAAGAACGTTGTTCCCTTTGTCACGCTGATAGTCGTTCCGTTCTTACTGATAGCTGTCACTGCGTTTCCACTACCGCTAACACTAACGTCCATAGCCGAGCCTCCTTCTAGGCTGACGATACGACTATCAAGAGCCTTGATAGAGTAGGCAGAAGCTATCTCAGACAGAGATTCGCTAGCAAGTTTCAAGGCATCTGCATAGCTCTTCACACTGCCGTTCAAGCCACCACCACCTGACGAGACACTACCTTCACCATAGGCGGTAATGCCACCAGTAGCATAGAAGTTAGCTGCGGTTGTACCATCAGACTTAACTACTTTAATGGCAGTATTAGCTTTATCATAAACTAATCTGACATCACCAATTTGCACATAAACACCATCAGTATTAGCAATAGTTATACTGCCATTTACATCAGCATTACCATTCACGCTATTGCCCCAAAGCTTTCTTGTTGTTCCCCAATAAGAAGTTACTATGTTGGCAGTACCATTAAACGATGTTCCGTTTATAGTTCTAGCATTCTGTAATTTAGTAGCACTTCCAGCATTACCAGTAATTGAAGCAGAAGCTGTAATGAACCCTGCTCCATTAGTAAGCTGATTAGTATTGTTTGGAATACTAATAGACTTTGCAGCAGAACCATTATAAGAACCACTACTGTAACCGCTCCAAGAAAGAGCATTAGCAACTTTTGATGCAGATGCTACATTGTCAGTAACTCTAGCAAGTCTTACCCAAGGAGCATCCCAAGCAGCACTATTGCTTATCTTGCCTCCAGCTCTAGAACGAACATAAACTTCAGTAGTGCCAGCTTTTATAGCAAACTGAGTTTGCCACATATTAGGAGAAGTTGCCGTATTATTACTGTCAGTATAAGACAGATTAATATAATGATGCCAACCAGTTTGTCCATTAGGATTAACATAACCATTCAACGTTTGATAGTTAGCAGTAGAACTAGCATAAGGTGCTGCAATATTAGACATACCCATACTATTCCCGTGTGTTGCAATATCGTTAAAATTGTTTCCAACACCACTAGGAAAAGCTCTTACTAAATTCAGTGCTTTAGAAGTTCCACCAATACTAATAGTAACCTTGTTTGCAACATCAGAAATACTGAAACCAGTAAACAAACCACTAGCGTGATAATTATCTACCATATCTGCGTTATGAGCAGTAGCTTCATTTTTAACCCAATTCTGAGTTGCATAAGCTGCGAGACTTTGATGTGTTGTGAGATAAGTTCCCAAATCTACAGCATCTCCACCACTAGCCGCAATGGTTTTAGTGATACCGTTAATCTTTACACTATGTGTATGAGTAGTAGCAGACTTACCATTAAGAAGAGAATCTACACTACTCTTGGTGTAATAATTACTTAAACTCTGATGCGAGGTGAGATATGTAGCACCCTTCGTGAAGGTGATGGTCTTGCCGCTCTTTGTAACGGCAGTAACGGCATTTCCACTTCCGCTAACTGCTATCGCATTCACGTAACCATCGAGAGACTGATGAGCCGTGAGGAACGTACCCTTCGCGAAAGTAATCACACCAGTGCTTGCGTCATAGGTTGCACCAGTGAGGGCATTGCCGCCAGTTGGCACAGACACGCTGATACTAGGAACAGCACTTGCCACATTCTGAATCTCCGAATAGAGCTTTGCTACTGAGTATGCAGAAGCAATCTCTGAAAGGTTTTCCGTAGTAAGCCTGATAGCATCAGCATAAGCCTTTACAGAGCCGTTGAGACCACCGCCACCGCCTGCGCCACTACTTGCTCCGTATGCTGTGATACCGCCTGTGGCATAGAGATTACCATCAATCTTGATAGCCTTGTTGGTTGCATCATACGTAAGCTTGATGCCATGAAAGGAGATTGCGCCCTCGAATGTAGCATCGCCCGAAACACCCAATTTGGTGAAAGGAGCATTAGGCTTCAGTGACACAAGGTCGGCAACGCTCGTTCCTGCACTTCCAGTTTTCCAAGTCGGCTCGAAGAAGGTGAGGTATGCACCCAAGTTCTTCTCGCTGATGATAAATGATGTAGGGTCTGCGTGAACCTTTCCGTCCACGTCCCACCAGATAGCACCATTCGCAAGATAACCCGAACCATCAAAGCGGATGAGGGAGGTTGCAGGGGTAAGATTTCCGCTATTATAGTCCTTATCCACCATACGACCGCCCCACCACGTTGCTATGCTCTTCTTTCCTCTGTTCGGGTCTATAGCTCCGTTGATACCACTCTGAATGTTTCCCTTTGTGTCTCTCAAAGCGAGGAGTGTTGTCATCACAAGACCACCGTCAATGTCTGTAGTCTGACCGAGCGCATCCTTGATGTACTTGTAGCCTGCAAGGTCGGTGATATTCTGCTTCAAGTCACCATAAATCTTACTGGTAATATAGGCGTTTGCCAAACCCAATTTGTCATAGAATGCACTGTATGCTGACTGGAAGTTGGTAAACTTCGTTCCGACAGCAGATACGATGGTAGCCTTGCCTTTAGTATCAGCCGCATTATATCTCGCAGATATATCTGAAAGATACTCGATGAGTTCTTTCTTGGCAGTAGTGAGTGTTGTGAAAGCAGTTTTGAGGTCAGTGAGTTCCTTGGTGTTCGCCAGTACCTCTGCTCCCTTTACCTCAGTGTAAGACTTCTCGGCGGCTGCAAAAGCATCTTCAAGTCGCTTGGAATCCTGCGCCATAGCCGCAATCTCAGAAGGCTCTAGGTAGCCATCCTTGACGTAGTTGTCGAATGCCTTCTTGTTGGTGGTGACGGTCTTGCCGAGGTTCGTAATGTTCGTCTGTGCTGTCTGTGCCGCCTTTTGAGCTTCTTCTGCTGCTTTTTTAGCTGCGTTGGCAACGGTATCATCGGTGTATTTAGATGCCTTGATCCAATCACCGATGACGAACTGAGAACCAGCCGCTTTATTGGTCTGACAGCGCAATACCTCATTCTTGTAGGTACTGCCGTCAGAAGGATATGTAGCATTGACCCAGATGTCACCAACTTGGTATGGTGGGTTCGGTTGAGTGCTGAACACCTTCATTTTCCCGTCTGCGGTCTCCTGTGCCTTGCTTGCATCAGAGAGGGCTTTGGCAATATCGGTGTCCGTGATGATTGTCCACTTGTAGGCGTTATCATCCTTAGCAAAGCGGTATGCCTTGCCCGTCTTGTTGTCGTAGTAAAGGTCGCCCAAATGGGTATCTTTATCCTTATCGGTAGTCCAACTGTTAGCTGGGGCATTCTTCAAGGTTGGCGCACCCTCATAGAACCACGTCTCGATTGCTCCGTCCACCTGATTCTGCAAATCAGTTATCACCTGCGAGTTCTTGATGAGATTGTTCACCTGCTCCTCAGTCAAGCCTCCTGCTGAGTTCTCCTTGATATACAGAGACAATTCCTTGCCATCTACGGTTGATTTGGCTGAAATTTTGCCTTTAACAGAGACCTGCTTGGCTGCGCTGTCATACTTGATGTAGCTACTACCCTCATAGCCATTCTCCTTAGTAGGTCGGTCACCTACATACATATCACCATAGACATTAAAAAATGCCTTATTGGTCTTCTTATTCACACCATATTCCACATACTCCTTGTTTGCAAAAGAGTAGCTGTTGATGCCGTGATACAATCCGATGGATGGCGAATAGGTATCTACCGCAGAGAAGATAAGGCAGTTCTGACGGTCAACATCTGTTCTGTTACCGCACTGTGTGAGCACATCACCCTTTGCTGGTACATCGCTTGACGTAGCGCAATCTGTATCGGAGAGGTCGATGTAATGATACTTCTTACCTTCCAACTCTACAGGGTCTTCATTGCGACCGATTATCAATCGCCAGTAAAAGTGATTGCCAACCTTGTGATAAGTGCCCTTGCGGACGTTAAAAGATTCCGAACGCACTTGGTCGCCAATGGCGAAGTCGTTATCTACCTCATCGCCATCCTGCTCTGCTAAGAAATAGCAACGATAAGCCTTCTGCGAAACCTCATTATAAGTTACGGTAACGGTTTCTACCTTATGAGCCACCACACCGCCAGCAGGCGAGAGTATCTCCTTGCCGCCGATGGTGGACGTTTTCTTGATTACTAATTCCTCGAAGATTGCCTTCATTCTAACCTCCAGGTAGTCGGTAATAAGATGAGAACGACCGTCTGCATCGGGAGTCCACGAGCCTCCGTTCTCATTGTTGAAGTTACCGACAAGCAGACCACTTACAAGCTTCTGAATCTTCTCCCAAGTGATTGTGCCCTTTGCGGTGTTATCCTGCAGCCTAGACAAAAACTCCATTCTAGAGCGTCTAGCTGAGAAAACGTTGCTATCAGATGCAGGAGTAGAATCATTCAGACCAATTACATAAACACCGCCATTACCGCTTCCTGTGCCGCCTATCTGCATTCCGTTCACGATGATGGAGTCAACCTTATCTTCCAGCTTACCCAACCGGCTTGTTGCAGCCTTTTCTCCTACAGTGTACTGAGGGTGGTCATAAGGGATATCCAAAGGTATCTCCATTCCGATGATACGAGAGTTTCGGTAGTGCTTGCCATCCGCGTCCACCTGCGCAAACATATCATTAATCAGCTTTACCTGCTCACCGAGAGGATGGTAATCGTATGTTCCATCATTGTAGAACTTATCGCCATCCATCGTGCAGGTGAAGTTTGAGTTGCTGATCATGGTTTTCTGATAGTACTGCTTCGCTCTATCGAACAGAGATAACTGAGCAGTAGGGATGAGGTCCGTATCAGTAATCTTGGTTGCGTCCCAGTTGAACAGAAAGTACTTATCACCAACCTTTGGGCACATAACGCCATCTGGAAGAGTTCTTCCGTAGGTGTCGTTTGCCACAATCTCGAAGTAGTTAACCTTGTCAATAACCTTGAAACTGACCTCAAACTCCATACCCATAAGAGCACCGCTAGTGAAATTGATGCCTAAAGTGAGGTTACTCTTTATCCAACTCTCCTTGAAGTTATTAGTGAAAGAGTCTGTAGATGTTACCTGCCAAAACGTCTGTGTAGTCTTCGTTCCGTCTTCGTTATTAACGGTGCTATCATAGGTCTTGATACTGCTGACCCTGCATTCAACCTTTGGATATTCCTCCTCAAACATCACGACACCTTCGATAGCCTGCTTGTCATTCTTCACGACATTCACGTTCTCCAGGTAGCCATCCTTGGCGTAGAAACCATCACTATCCACTTCCTTGTTAGGGAGCATGAGGTAATCGGTAGCTACACCATCGGTGGTGACGTCCGCATCGGCACCAGTGAAATACCCTTTCGGAATATTTCTGTCTGAGCCGAATGCGTACAGTCTCGTAATATAAGTTGACTTAGATTCCGAATAGGACATAGACAGGACATTAACATTCTGTTCAAATGTTGTCTGCCCTTCCATTTCGCAATATCCAAGGTATATAATAGAGCCATCTATCCACCACTCGCAGTTGAGCGCATCTTCGGAACAGATGGCGTTGAGAGCATCAAGAATACTGATGGAGCCGTACTCGATCAAGAATCTCTTCTGAACATCGAAAGCCTTGTTGTTGTACGTAGTGTAGTCAACAGAGAAATCCTTGCCATTGTACGTAAGACCTAGCGCCTTTAGGTTGCCGAGTATAACGTTCATGTGTACACCTACCGTTGTGGTGAGGTTGAAGGAGGTCTCGTTGGCTCCGTGCTGAGGGCGATACTTGCAAAGCTTATTCTTCCAAGACATATAGTAGGCATCCATCTGCATTTCGTAGTCGTAGCCATCACTATCATTGTGCTTAGGGAAGTATGATGATGTAAGCTCAAAGTAGCCGAAGTCGGGAATCTCCACGGAGTCACCAATCTCGAAATAGACTGGCGTTGCCGTAGTGAACTTCAATATGACGTAGTGGTGGTCCATAAGCTGATATGACAGCTTAGAACCCTCGCCGAAGTCCTCTAATGTGAAGAATACCTTGTTATTTCTCTTAATCTGAATCATTAGCTTGTATATTTACTTGTTTCACCTCTGTCACTAGGGTCTGGCTCGTTGAGCTTTAGACTGAACTTTGCCATTTCCCGAATGAACTGACTAAACTGAGTGCAGGAGAGATAGATGCACCGATACCACACATTAGGCTGAAATCGGGTGCGGATAACCAACTCCCCCTTGGCAAGAACCTCCTCGCAGAACCTAGCATAGTTCATCATGAACGTATCTGAGTCCTTGGCGGTCATATTGAACGGCAGCGTTATCTCCCTCTCGTCCAACCTTGGATTGTGCTTGATAACTGACTTTCCGTCCTTAGAGCGATACTTGTTGCTGATGAACTCCTTGTTTGGTGCAGGGGTCATGAGCGTGCTGAGGGCAGTTTCGTCTAAGAAGATGCCCCACGTAAGGTAGGCATCCTTGCCATTTATGTAAAGTTGTCCTTTAAGCATAACTATTTAATCATTAAATAACCTCATAGGCTTCGCTGTGAGCCGCTTTTGCTATTGTTGAGTATAGTTGTAAGGGCTGACTAGCGAAAAGCCTGTAGAGGCTAAATATCCTTTAATCTTCTGTTCATATCATCCAACTTTGTTCCGAAGTCATTATAGGTGAGCTTTGAATACTTCACGATGTCTTCGAGGTAGCTGTTTGTCATAATCATCATGTTTCTAATCTCCAATACTGCGCCATTGGTTGATATTCCGAGTGTAACGATGCTCTCCATCTGAGATATGGTGGTAGTCATGTTCTGAGCGATGGACTCTCCTGCAATCTGCAGGGCGGTGAAGCGACCGTTCAGCTCGTCTGCCGTATCTTGCCCCATAGATGCCCATCCTCCGCTTGTTGCGGTCTGTGATGAGGATGAGCCAGTGTAGCCTGTCACCTTCGCCCAATCATCACGTCTCTTCAAGCCCTCCTGGACTATATCATCGTAACGCTTGTTGAATGCTTCTATGTCTGTTTCGGTAAGCTTGCCATCGTTGTCCTTGATAGCCTTCGCCCAATCATCATAGAGCTTCTTCAAGTCTCCGTTGATGAGGTCTTCCATAGAGTAGGAGAGAAGAGCCTTTTGCATCATTTCAGCGAAATCGTCTGCAAAGTCCTGCGCTGACTTGCTCATATCCATAAGGTCTGATACGAAGCTATCCTTCATGCTGTCAAAGGAAATCTGCGTAAGGCTTTCCTTCAGCTTGTCTGATAACTCATCCAGCTTGCCCGCTTGGTCTATGTAGTCATTCAGCTTCTCCGTCAGACGCCCACCATAGTTACCCTTTCCAGTGTTCTCGATATGCTCCCAGATGGCAACGTTGCCACGGAGGAGCTTCATTTCCTCTGGACTGAGGGAGAAGAGGTCGCCATTGAAGTCTGATTTGACGTTCTTCTTGATCCAATCCATCTCATCACTACTGAAACCGCTCCAATAACGATTCCATGAGCCGTGAGAAGCGTGATAGCTTGCCTGCGCCTTTGCGATGTCGAGGTAGTTCTGATTGGTCTCCTGCTGATTCTTGTAGGCTTGCTCGTAGTATGAGGTTGCCTTGGAGCCAAAGGAGTTTTCCATTGCGTCAGTCAAATCCTCGATGGATTGCTGCAAGAGGGTATTTCTGTCTGTCAGTCTTTCGATGGTATCATTGACCTTCTTTGCATTTCCATCTCCACCGAACAGACTATTGAAGCCACCGAATGAAAGCGTGTTGAGGATGTGAGAAACGTTGTTCCCGATACTCTTCAATGGCTTCATAACGATGTCACCCGATAAAGCATCATCGAGGATGCCCGTTACTGCGCCAAAGACCGTCTCCATGAGGTTGCTTATGAGTGTTCCGAAGCCATCTTTCAGAATATCAAGGATGCCGAGTATTGCGGAGATTATTTCACCTGCCATACCGCTATCCCCTAAAGCTTTCGTCAGAGCCTTGGCTGCGTCGCTGTCTTTACCGAGCAATCCTTGGATGCCCTTTGCAAGCGTGTTGGCAACGTCCTTCTGCATAGTACCCCCGAAAAGCTTATCAAGTCCTAGGATGGAGTTTCCCACACCTTTGAGTGACCCCGATGTAAGACCCTGCAAACCATTTTCAAGCTGCTGGAACTGAGAAACTGCCTTCTGTGCAGATGTCTGTAAGTCTGATGATGCCTTCTGAACTGATGAACCGAACTCCAAAACATTGTTAGATGCGGTAGCGAGTACGCCCTGCGCTCTAGAGAGGTTGTCTTCTGCCTTGCTGATACTTGTCTTATCACCGCTCTTCTTAGCCTTGGCGAGGTCTTCCTGCGCCTTGGTAACGGCTTTCGTGGCTTCAATCTCTCGATCCTGTGCATCAATATAGCCCTGCATAGCTGACTGATAGGAGTTGATATCGTCCGAAACCTTCTTGAAGATGTCGCTATCCCAGACGGTGGCAGAGCCTTGTAACTTGGAGATAAGTTCCTGTATGGTCTTCTGCTCATTGACATCTGTTGTGCTCTTGGAGAGTTCCTGCAGCTTCTCAATGGTAGGCTCTAGTTGGTCCTTGAACATAGCACCGAAGTCTCCGAAGACGCTTCCCCAATCGATGTTCTGTCTGATGGCATTTATCTCGATGGTTTGGAGGTCCTTCTTTCTCTGCTGCTGAAGAGAGAGCTTTTCGCCTTTCGTCTGAGCCTTGGCAATCTTCTCTTCATACTCCTCGGCAATGGCTTGCTTCTGCTGATAGAGTGAACCATACTCCTTCAAGTAGTCACGCATAGAGGTGAGGGCTTCCCTGTTGACTTCATCAAGCTTCTTGTTATACTCTTGGGTAGCGAGGTCTCTAGCCTTATTGAGGGCATTGGTCTGAGCAGAGGTAAGGGTTACTTTCTTGCCAGCTTCCTTGTTTTTCTTCTTGAACTCTGCTTCCTGCTTGTCAATCTCTGCTTTTCGCTTTGCGTAGTCATTTTTGATTTCAGCAAGCTTCTTCTCCGTGCCTTCCTGCATGATGGATATATCATTGTCGATATTATCTTGCTGCAGCTGCTTCAAGTCCTCATTCAGTTCCTCCTGGGCCTTCTTCCGGTCTTCTGCCTGCTTCTTGGCGTCGGCGGCTGCTTTCTTGGCATTGGCAGCGTTCTTCTTTGCATTGGCTTCTGCCTCTTCCTTCTCACGCTGTTTCCTCTTTGCATCGTCATCTGCCTTGGTCTGCTTGGTGTTTGCAGCATTGGTGTAGTCCCATCCTCGCTGGGCAATATCGTTGGTTGACATCCATTTACCATTGACTAGCGCACCAGACTTCTTGTTGTTTGCAAGGTCGCGTGCCAAAGCAGAGAAGTATTTACCTAAGCGCCCTAGCTCCGGAATATTCATATTCTGCATCCACGATGGTACCTTGGCATCGAAGTTAACGTGGAAATTGATGTTGTTCTCGGAATAGTTCTGCATGAACTCCTTGACACGGTTGTAGAGAACGTGTACATCCTCGCCGGCACCCTGGAGCTGTTTCTGCAAAGCATTTATCCTGTTCTTGGTAGATGTGGCCTTGTTTCCGAAATCCTCGGTAGCATCTGCAGCCCGGTTGATATTATCTGCCTCCTCACTATGAATCTTCTTAGCAGCTCGAAGTTCGTAGAGATAGCCTATCAAAGCCTTTCTGGCATCGCTTGTCTTGTCTCCTGTAAAACCGAAAGCATTAGCTAGCTTTTCTGATTCGGATATCAAAGAAGCCTCTAACTGATTGTATTGCTTCAGATAGGTCTGATACTCCTTGGAGTGCTCATTCAAGCCGGCCATCTTCTGTGTTAACTCATCAAACTGCTTGATAACCGAGTCTGATACGATGTTCTGTATGCCGACTGCAATGCCGCTGCTAGAGGTTCCATAATCCTTCAACTTACCCAAAAGGGCTTGCTGAGCGCTATCAACACGGTTGTTGTAGTCTTCGTTAGCCTTGGAGATTGCATTGGCTCTGTTGCGCTCTGTAGCCTCCAGCTTGATTTGCTCGACGAGTTCTTTAGATTTATCTATCTCCTGCTGCTTAACATCCACAAGGTTGCTCTCGTCTTCCTTGATCTTGTCAATAGCAATCCCATAGTTGCCATAGATGTTCGACAACTCCTTGATGGTGTCCTTGTAAACCTTAGAGCCTTCCTTGGCAGTCTTCAGAATGGAGATTAGCGACTCGACCTTGCTTGATGCTTCATTTGCACTCTCGGTAAACTTGGAAGTCTTAGTAGCGGCATCCTCAGCGCTATTGCCGAATAGATTGAACATCGTGACTCCAGCTGCTACTGCACCAAGAACCAGACCGAGAACATTTGAAGAAGAGACCAAATTGAACAGAGCCATGGCATCCTTGGCGGTTGTGATAGACTTCGCTAAAGACAAGAATGCTTTCGCACTCTCCCAAGCTACCTGTGCCTTAGATATTGCTATCATCGCTATCACCGCAGCCTTGTATGCTCCATACGCTGCAACGACAGTCATAAGCACCTTGCCTACCGTCTCCCAATTTTCAACGAGGGTGGAAACGACTCCCAATCCGGTATTGATAACACCCTCCTGGGATTTGCCGAGGTCATTGAACATCTGCTCGATGGCATCCTCGATGTTGCTTATCTGACCGGTAATAGTCTTGGACTGAGCTTCCATCAAGCCACCGAACTTGCTACCCTCGGCGGTCATACTCTGCATTGCCTGGATGAAGATATCGCTGGTAACCTTGCCTGCCTTGATTTGCTTCTGGACCTCCTTGATGGCGTTGGTAACGTCAAGACCCATAACCTTAGCTATCTCATCTGCGATAGGAATACCTCGGTTGAGGAACTGGTACAAGTCCATCGTGTCCATCTTACCCTTGGCAATGGTGGTGCCGTAAAGCATCACGAGGTCTTTAAGGTTCAGACCCATACCTGCCGCCACGTCTCCCAATCCGATAAGCGTCTTGTTGACATCCTCGGCTGCTACGTTGAACGCAAGGAGCTGCTTGGCTCCCTCTGTAACGTCTTCAACCCCGAAAGGTGTGACGGCTGCCGTGCGGATCAACTGCTTCATGAGAGCATCAGCTTTCTCCTCAGACTGCAACATCGTCTTGAATGCCATTTCCGTCTGCTGGAACTGACCGCGGACCTGCATCATCTGATTGACGAACTTGCCAATGCTCCAACCGCCAATGGCAATGTTCATACTGTTCTGTATATTCGAGATTACATCGTCAATAGACTTTCCGTCCTTCTCAACCCTCTCGGCAGTCTGATGAACTGCGTTCTGAATGTCTCGAAAACCGGAAACGACCTTGGCTGTCTCGACTATTGTATCGAATTTAATGCTTGGCATAATGTTCTATTTTTCCTTGAATTTATACTCTGTTATAAAGAATCTCCGGGGAAATACCAAATACGAGTGTTCGATATGGGAACTCTACGTGCGTGCGCAGGAAGACTTCGGTTAAGTCTCGGTCTCGGACTCTATCACCGCCTTCATGACCGCCTCCTTGTTGTTACCATCGATGACCTCTTCCCCTGCTGCCGGTATATGGGCTTTCTTCCTCTCCTCGTCAGACAGATAGATTGAAGTAATCTTGTCTTTGAGCATGAGAGTCAGGTTGTTATACGATATTCCCCATACCACGTAATCGAAAGTCCATCCGTATCTTTCGCAAGCGGCATCTATAAGTGTTCCCCATATTGTCTTGCCTCCGAAGATAAAGCTATTCTCCGACTTCTTTGCTGCGTTGACTTTTGCCATACGCTTCGCTTCTTCTTCCATTCCTGTCTCTTTGGCTATTGTCTGGTATGAGTTAGCCTTAAGGATGATGATGAGGAGAGTGGCTATATCCTCGTTGGAACATTCTTTGAAGATTAGCTCCGTCTGCCTGCTTACACATCTGGAGTCTAGTATTTCGTTCTTTGTATTGAGTGAGTGATATGCAATCAATCTGCAGCATGTCTCCCTTTTGGTGTTTGCAACTCGCAATGCTTCCAAGAATGGATCAGCTTGAAGTAACTCTTTGTCTAGCTCCAAGCTATCTACCAACTGCGACGTTAGATACATCATGCCCAGTGTAGTAGGGTAGATGTTAACGTGAGCGTGCTCAGTATCAAAGCCTATCGGCATATCTGTGAGCGTATTCGATATAATGATTCCTAACTCTTCCATATCACTCGAATTTAAATTGTTGGCACCCAAGGCAGGACTCGAACCTGCGACTTTCAACCAGCTTTTGAAGACCCTGGATTTTCATGCGACGGAATATTTGGTCTCGCTCTGCCCCTGAGCTACTTGGGTAGGTTGCCGGCTGATAACCCTCAGTCGGCAGAAGGGATATTAGAATATGCCTATGTCTCTGCGTAGGTTTCCGTGATTTCAGCAGGAGGGGTCTCACCGTCCTGCGGCTTCTTGAAAGTCAAGGAATACTTTCCACCTGTTCCCTTTGTGGCAGTAATGACACGCCAGCGGTAAGCACAATAGACTTCCTCACCCTTTGCGTTTACAGTCTTAGCCACCACGTCACCCTCTGGGATGAGAGCTGCGTGGGTATAAGTGATGGAAGCACCTTCTTCTGTTGTATAGCCCTCCTCGGCACCGATGGTGGTATTACCCATGTAAACGCCAGGAAGCTCGGCGTCTTCCGGTTGGATAGCCAAACGATAGTTACCCTCAATGATACCATCAATAGTCTTGAATGGCTGCGACTGGTTCTTCTTGATGAAGAGCTGATATACAGCCTCGTAGGTGGACTTCTTTGTCTTGCGGTCAACAATTCCGCCACCTTCCTCAACCTGGGTCATTGTATCGCCCTTCGTTGGAGTAACAGTAGTAGTGCCATCCTTTGGAGTTGGGAGCTTAGTCCACTCGTTCTTTTTGCTACCTACCTCTTGAACGTAGATAGTGCATTTGCCCCATGATGTTACTGACATAATTTAATCGTTTATGAGTTTATATTCAACTTGATTATTTATTACATGTTCTCCCGTGCTTGTTGCATATACCCTCTGCTCAATCGCGTGGGCAGCATATTCGCTCGTTCTGAACGTTTCCAAGAGATTCCAAGCCAGTTTGCAGATTTCGTCAACTCTGATAGTGTTCTCCTCGAACTGCCCATCTACATCCTGGTCTTGTGTATATATATTTACATTTATAATTGCCGTTTGAAGCTGCGTTCCCTCATTAGCCAAGATGGAGATAACGACATCTTCCTTATGAGAATTATGCGGTCTCATCGTCTTTGACAGCTTGCCATTGACGTTGTTCATGAAACCGCTTTCATTGATGTACCGGTAAACATCAGTCTTAATTGCTCCGTCTGATTTCATATCTTCCACTTGTTTATTTCATTAACTGCTGAGTCTATTGCTGTCTTCACACGCTGCTCTACAATGGATGTTGCCCATATCTTCGTTGATGCGAGGACATCCTTGCTTTCCAAGGCTTCCACCTCTCCTGCGTATTCCATTCCGGCAACGACAACCAAAGCATAAACCCTGGAATATTCCTTTGCAAGGTCATTGATCATCTTCTTGCCCTTTGCAGAGCCGTCTGTGCCACTGAGAACCTGCGAAAAGGCTGATTCCATATATTTGCTTCCCTGCTCGTACACGGCGAAGCCTATGGAGCTTCTTAGGTTGCCCGTATGGTCTATCCAGCTTTCCTTGGCAGACCTGTTACGGATTCTAACCACAGATTCGTCTCCTAGCTTGCTCAATGCCTTAAGCACATTCTCCTGTATCTTCCTTGCGGCTCTCTGTAGGAAGGCATCTAGAGCGGAAGCGCTGGTTGTCATTCTTATGCCCATATCTTACACTGGAGTTGATAACGATGAAATCCCTTGACCTTGATAATTACCTCCTCAGCCCCTAAAATTTCTAGCTTGATAAAATCCCCATAAGAGAACTTTTCAATTCCTACGGGCAAGTTATGCACTTCGTAGGAGTAGTAATCAATAGAACCGTCAGATGTAACTAGCTTGTTAGCCTCACCAGCAGGAACTACATCACAAGTGCAGCAGAACTTCCACTCTGTCTTGCCCTGGTGATAATTTCCATCATCATCTGTATAGCCAGCTACCTTCTGCTGCCGGTATAGCTTTGAGGCATGAAAACTCAATAGACTCATCAGCAATTAATGTAAACTGTCGGCTTTGGAGTAAGTGAAACCTCCTCCTCGCCGATAGAGGTATATAAACGATTGACTTGAACTAATATAGCCTTTCGCTGGTCTTCCGAGAGGGAACCTATTGATTTGTCCGCTTCGGAGAAGCTAACGGCTTGTATGAGAGAAAGCAGACAGTCGGCAAGCGTTCCTTTGTAGGCGTCACTTCTGGCAACGTCACCAGTGAACTCTGATTCGATATCGAGGTCACGCTTTATGCAGGCGTTTTCCACGAAACCATAGGGGATAGGTATGTGTACCTCATCCACCAAAGCTTGTCCGACCGTCTTCATGATTACTCCTCAGCTTTAGCTGCCTTTTCCTTAAACTCCTTCTTCTTCACAGGAGGAAGCTCATTGTAGGCATCAATAACCTCCTTGTCGCTGGCGTCACTAGGAAGTGTAGCACCAAGAGCATTGAGAGTTGTGATAGCCTCCGGCTTCTTGTAGGTCACATCAGAGATTGTTACCTTAGCGTCCTCTGTATCTGCTTTCTCCTTTTCGGTATCAACAGAAACGTCTGGGTCTGCCAGCTTAGTATCAATCTGATAGATTGTGTCAACGTCCTCGATGACAGGCAAGCAGTATGCCTGCACCGCAGTAGTCTCACGCAATGGATCAGTTGTTGAATACTGAGAGATAAGCTTGTAATCAATCTGCTGATAGGTTACACCTGCCACTCTGTTTGTTGCCTCTGCTACCTGACCGTAAACGAGGGCACCAATCATCTGTGAGCAGACACCGATAATCATATCGTTGTTCCAAGGCTTAACGCTCTTCTTCACACCATCATGCTCCAAGCGGACAGTACGGTTGATGATGCGGAATGATACACCGGTCTCGTCCAAGAATGCCTCCTGGAATACGCTGGCAGTAGGAACCGGCAGCTTTGTGTTGGAATCGTAAGTCTGACCCTTGTAGTTGGCAACAAGCTCGCGAGCGTCCTGTGCCTTCTTCAGTTCGTCAAACTTAGCCTTACCAATCCAGAAGATCAAGATGGTGTTGCCATCATTCGATGCTCGCTCGATACATTCCTTCAAGTCTGCAACTGTAACACCATTATCAACGTTGTTGATGCCGAGCTGATTTTCTGGCAAGTACTGATACTTGATACGGAGCAATTCCTTTGGATTATCGTCGTCACGAACAGCTACGTAGCCGTTAGAGAGACCATACAGAAGGGCGTACTCATTACGCTCATCAACACCGACATTACAAGCTACCGGGTCCTGCGCCAACTTACGGCGAATCTCTGCTGTCTGACCGCCCTGTGCTTCCATGAGCCTGAGAGCGAGGATATCTGACTCCTTCAAGAACTTCTTCATACCAACCTTTGGCAGTTTTCCGTTGGCGGTTGAAATCTTGTCACGAGACTTCAAAGGAACCGGAGAATCCACTGCCACGTAGTCAGCAGCTACGTAAGAGGTATCAACCGTGTCGGCTTCCCATTTGTTGTCGGTAGAATAAACGCGGCGAAGAATGGATGTATCCTTGTGGAGATACGTCATCTCGTTCTTGCGCTTACCGTTAATCTTCTCAATCAATGTCTTCAGGATTGGGAAGAAACTCAAGATATACTTAAGAAATAAAGAACTCTGTTGCATAAATCACCTCCTTAACCGATTGCATCGTGTCCCCACTGAAGAGTAGGAACGGCTGTTTTCAAAGCTGCCTTGATAGTATCGACAGGATAAGGGACAGCCTTATCATTAGCCTCACCTGCCGTCATAACACCTACATGAGGAGTATCTACCGGAGCTGTTGTCATACAGATGCCAACATACTCGTGGCTCGCTGGCAAAGAAGCATAAGCCCCACCTGTTACAGGCATTGGCTTGTACTCGCCAGACGTAGTGTCACGAATGATAATGTGTCCGCACTGGATGAACTCTCCAGAGAAACCTGTCATGTCAAGAATGACACCACCCATGATGCCATTCACGTAATTTCTGATGATTACAGACTCCTTGCCTGAATCAAACGTTTTTGTCTTGCTTACGCCATACATAACTTTTAAAATTTAAAGATTACATAGTTTCGGCAAGCTCATCAATCTCATTGTCCTTGATAACCTCAACCTCTTCCTTCTTAGGCTTTCTCTGAGCCGCAGGAGCACCAAGCTTTCCGAGACCTTCGTTAGCACGCTCTTGATCGATAGCTGCCAAGTCCTCCACAACACCATCATAGAAATCGTCGAACTCAGATTCGTTCTCGAACTTCATCTTGTCGAAATTCTTCAAGACAGTCTTTCCGAACGTACCTTTGTCCTTAAGGAGTGCCTTCAGCTTAGAACGGCGGCCATCATTCTCACGCTCTGACTTCAAACCGAGGATTTCGGTCTGCAGGGCTTTGTTTTGGGTAATGAGTGCCTGTGCCCATGCTGGGACCTGCTCTTCTTTCTCTTTCTTCTGTTTGCGGATTGGTTTCTTGTTGCCGGCAGGGTCATCATCATCGTCATCGACCTCGTCGTCATCCAAGTCTTGACTATCCTTAAAGCTCTGGATAGTACGCTGCGCGGTCTTTTGCGCAATCTTAAGATAAGGAAGAACCGCATTGACCTGCTTTTCAATCTCTGCGTTTACATCCTCGTCTGAGGCTTCTTCATCGAGTTCTAAGTTATTGGCAACATCGGCAGCAATACCCTCTAACTCCTCTCTACTGAACCCCAACGCCTTTGATTTGGGTTTCAGAATAACTAAAACTTGCTTCGTTCTTTTTTTCATTCTAACTAAATATTTAATTGAACAATAAATTCAAGAAATATCCCAGTACGAAGCGATAGCAATAAGTAATGCTGCAAAATTATAAAAAAAGTATTTAATCATCAAATATATTGCAGGGAAATATACTTAATGATTAAATACTTTATGGTTACATATAAATATTAATCTGGATAATTGAGCTTATCCGGTCCAGCTGTGGATAGATATACGGAGAACATATCACATAGCTCTTTTGCTCCTTTTAAGTCGTTGAGCTTGTAATTACCGCATTCCACTTCCGATGCACCTGGAATCGTCTTTGATAGCGAACAAGCCTTGAAGGCTTCTACTATTATTTCCTTTATGAGCTTTGAAGTCCACGTACCTTTAATGATAAGATAGAAACCTGTAAGACACCCCATCGGTCCAAAATACAGAACGGAATTGCTAAGAGGGCTATCATTGCGTAGGTAGTCCGCCATCAAATGCTCTATTGTGTGCGCGACAGCAGGTGACATCATATCTTTGTTTGGCTTGCACACGCGAATATCGAATGTGGTAGCAGTCTCCAAGCCCCATTTATCTACTCTCGAAACATAAAGACCTGGCTCCAGTTTCGTATGATCAACTTTAAAACTTGGTATCATTCTCTAATAATTTACAAACAACACTAAATGCCTTTTCGGCAAGACTATCCCAAAAACCTGCATACTGCTCGGTCTGGTTCGGCTCCAGAGGATTATCGCTAATAACTCGGATAGAAGTGAAACCAATCCCTTTCTTGTAGCATACTTGCGCAAGGGCAGCAGACTCCATATCGATGGCGCATACGTTATACGAATTAGGAAGGAAATCCTTAATCGCCAATACCTGCTCTCTCGTAGTGACAAACTTATCTCCCGTAGCTATGGTTCCTAATCGGAATCTTTCATCCATATCAATCCACGAGAAATCAGAAGGAAAGACTGCCGGCATACCTTGAACTTGTCCATTGGCATTCGGTTCGCCGCAATATACATCGTGGTAGCAGTACGAATTGCCAATCACGACATTACCAGGTTTCAATCCTGCAACAGCAGCACCGGCGCATCCTACCGATATAACTCTTGTAACTTTGCTGGACGTATTCGACGAAAGAAATTCTGTCAAGCAAGATGCCGCATTAACCTTGCCAATACCAGACTTGATTAAAGCTATGTTTTGAACATTTTTGTAATCAAGCCAATTCTTTGCAATCCATTCGCTGATAAGGTCGTATTCCTTATCCATAGCGGTAACTATGACAATCATTGCGCACCTCCTTTCGTTAGCTTAAGCTTCTTGCAACGGTTGTAAATAGCGTTCTCGTCCACGCCAATCTTGGTAGCAATGGCTTTTACCGGGTACTTGCCATACATTCTGCGAATGATGAAATCCTCGTCAGCAGTAAACACGTGGCTCTTGCTGATACCCATTTCCTTCATCTTTCGATGGATGGCCCAATAATTACGATTGAGCTGCTTTGCAATCTCCGTTGTCGTCATCACCAAAGCATTAACCTTGATGAACTCAATCTCTTCTGCACTAAAATGTTTTCCTCTACTCATTATTTAATATTTGGGTTCATTAAGCCGCCCAAGGCTTTCCTTCTCTTTCTGTTATATCTTCTGTTTGCAGCAATCCTTTCAGCGTTCTCTTTACGATAGACTTCCATTCTTGCCAATAAATGTTCCTTATGCTCCTGGTAGTACCTTCTATGGTATTCCCGGATTTCCTCCTCACTTCTCGCCATGTACCTTGTCTTTTATTAGCTCGTACAACGATGGACTAAGTGTACTCCAACGACCATTCTCATCTTTTACGAGATAGAATCCGTCGGGAACATAGAACTCTCGATTTCTCAACCTAACTATCAACGTCTGCTTTGTGCAGTCTCCACTGACAGTTTTAACTAACTCTGAAACGTCCGGGCATTTCCATAATTCTTGGATGTTCTCGGAAGATACTTTAATTGCAATCATATCACTTAAACTTAATAATGAAAAACTCATGATCCAACCACTTGCCTGGGCACATTCCATTCTTAGGCTTGCCGATGGTGATACTCTCAATCTCCTTCTCAATTCGTGGACTATCCTTGCGGTAGCCATTGATGAAGAGGACGTGAGTATAAGGTTTATATTCCAGCTTGCCTATCACGCGACAATAACCGCCAAACTCATCGAAAAGCACCTCACCGCTTTCGGCTTGTTGGTTCACCAGTCGGGAAGCCCAATATGGTTTTATCACCCGATATTCCTCAGTCTTCTCGCCAGTCACAATCTTATTAAACCATTCTTTGCTGACGGTGAGGGTCAGAACTTTCTTCTTATCCATAGTTGTCACAAATTAAAATATTCACGTATCTGCTCACCGGTCATGCGATATACCTCAGATATTCGGCAGTCTCTAATTGGGCTATCCCATGCACCTGTATGTTCATCATTACAACTACCATCAGCAACACGCTCTACGGCTTCTTCTGGTCCTGTTGCAAATCCAACGCTTAGAAGTTCCTTTTCCTCATCACTAAGACCTTTTCCTTCCAAAGCAATATTTAGAGCGGTTTGCAACTCGTCATGAGCCTTATCTGAATAGCCTATAGCCTTACCAATATGACTATTGATTGATTTCTCTTTCTTATCCATAGTTCCATATTCTCTTCTTTTTCCCCTCTCCCTGTTGCCAAGGAGAGGGTGGTTAGTTACTCAGTTACTTCCTCGTAAGTCTTAGCGAAAATATCAGGCTTACAAGGATAGAACTCTCCATTTACACCTTTGATGATATAGTCACCAATGGATGCTTCCATATCTCCCTCTAAAGTATGAATTACAAGGGTAGTTCCTTTGTTTTCAACGGTTCCACCCATAAAATTGTCAATCTCAGACAAATTCTTTCCAGTCCACTGAATAGCCTCAATGATAACTGGCTTCTTTCTGTACTTTTTATTCATATTACTACTTTTATATCCTTTGCAGGATGGTTAATCAATCTTCTTGATACTATCAACTTCCATACTCAATAGAACAAACTCTCTATTGGAGCGAGTGCCGTCTTTCTTAGCAGGGTTGATTCTCACATCAATCTCGCCGGTATAACCTTTATAACCTCGCATTGGAACAATGCTTGCAATCCAACAAACATCACATCTGGAGCAGCTAACTTTGTCTCCAACTTTGTATGGAAGACTTTCGATGTAGTCATTTACACAAGAACAAATCTCAAGGTTAGCATCATTGATGATACTTCGTTGCTTGGCAACCTTTGCTTCTAATTCTTCTTTAGTCATATCTTTAAAATTTATGCCCGAAGGCGTTAAACACTAATGTAAATAAATATTTTTATCACCTAAATCTTTTAATGCTATATCCTTACACTTTTGGCAAAGAAATTTGTTTCCCAAGCCTTTGTCAAAACACGCTAAAGATATAAAATCTTCTGGCTGGAATTTGTGCCCACAGCAAAAGCAAGTCTTTTGTACTGACAAATTAGACCTCTCACGCAACTCTTTAAAATGAGCAAACGTCCCAAAGAAGTGTCCTTCTTCACACCCTATCGCTTTGTAGATTTTTTTAGTTATTTTTACTACTTCCATACCTACACCTCCATTTCGTGATTAATACCAAAACCGAAGAGAAGGTGCTGGAGCTCATGGACATAATGAACTTCAAATTTTAATGGCTCTCCACGCATATCTATAACCCAACCATCCTTCTTATTTTGATAATAAAGTTGAAAACAGGTATAGTTATCTTCATCATCTTCATCACCTCCCATAAATGCTTCTGATAAAGAAAATACACTTCCGTCTTTTTCTTCTTTATCCCATCCATTCTTCTCTAGAATCTCTGGAGTAATAGGGATAGGAACAATATCCTTAACCCAAGCACAGCAATCTCCGAAGAGATAACCTTTGTCTCCAAATTCAACACCTTCAAGATTCTCTAAGCGAACAACACCTTTCATAACCGTTCCATCGTCCAACTTCAAAGTCTTTGATGGGTCTGATGATGTTACTCGGTAAACGACATCATATTCTGTACCTAGTGGTGCTCCGTTTGTCATTACCAAATCTCCTGGAATATATAACTTATCCATACGCTTACTTTTTACGATGATTATACTTTTTGATAGCATCTTTCTTAGAAGCTGCCATAATCTTAACACCCTTGATGTTGAACTCATGCTGCGTTTTTGGCTGGCACTTCTGCTTATCAGAAGGAATATTGCCACTTGGTGCGTCAAGTCTGGGACTTGAATACCCGAAAATATCATCTTGTGCGTAAGCTGCCGTAGCAGCCATCATCAACGCCATTCTCATTAAATTTCTACTCATAGCTACTCCTTTACTTCTTTAAAGATTACATTCTTGTGGTCTGAACGTTGTTTACTTGCGCATGGATATTTTCTCCAAACTTCACAAGCACCCTTACTTTCAAAGAAGCAACCCGCACAAGTTACAGTCTCAGTTACAACGATATCCAAGACTACTCTTTCTCCAACTTTAAGCTCTTTCATTGTTTGCCTCCTTTCCACTCATCAGTCGTTCCTAGTAGATGGGCTGTCTCTTCGTTGTAAGGGATGCAATCCAAGTTTGAACTTCCATCAATACATACATGATAATAATCTGTCTTATGTGAATAGAAGTTTAATACCCAATAATCTTCAGAACATCTTCTTGAAAGTACCTTATCAAATGGCTTAAACTCGCACTTAGGCTTCAAGTACACAATAGCTTTCTTCTCAGCATCCCAAGTCTTGCCTTTCTTTGCGAGAGCATCAAAGAGTTGCTGCTTCTCGGAGTCTGTTGCTGAGCGGAGGCTATAATGAACTTTTGTATTACCATATTCAGCTTCAGTAAATTTATCGTCAGCATTATAGAAAGCATAGTAAAAGGCTCTTTCGTCTCCATCTTTATATTCACCTTTTAAGATGAAAATACAATTTGCAAAAAGTTCACTTTTAATTCCTTTCATAAACACTATATCTCCATCCTTGAACTCTGGCTGAGTCTTCTCTATCTCCAGAGTTTCACGGTTCAACTTGCCACCTAGTATTTTCTCTATTTTGTGGATATATTCCTGGGCGTCTTCTTTATTTGCTTTGTTGAAATCAGATGTTTGCATGTAGTTTTCATCCTCTTCAAAGCTCACCATACTACCCCCTTCTTCCCATAGATAATACTGACCATGGAAATTTTTGTAGGCATCATCCTCAAACTTCTCAAAGATAATATGTACACTCTCATCTTTATTAACCAACACGTCTCCCTTCTTCCAGGAGAACTTACTCCAGTCACGCATTTCCTTTGAAGGATATAACAACACTCCTCCATTCGGGAATGCATAAATCGTGCCATATACAGAAAAATACCAAAAACGCTCTTTATTATACATATCAACATAAATCGCATTTTCAGAGACCTCGTTTAGGACACATTCTCCACAACATATATCAGAATACAACTTAGTACCCTTCGGTTTATCCTTTAGGATTTCCGCTACATTTATCTTTTCTTCCATAACTTAATATTTTCGTTTCAAATATATTTCAGTCATATTATCTTTTGTCATCCAAGTCGCTACTTTGTAGTGCTCAGAACGATAATGCTTTATCAACAACTCTTTGATAGGGTCTTCTATATCTCCGACATTAATTGTCAGCTCTTTGCTGCCTTTCTTTCTAGCGTTGCTAATCTCTGTATCAATCTTCTTCAAGAGTGGCTTTACAAGCTTACGTTCTGCCTTGCTTAATACTTCTTTCGGAGTATAATAACGTCTTGGTTTATAAAAGACCATATCTTCCAAATCATCAAAGTATGACATAACTTTAATTTCTCATTATGTGACACTTAATAACCTTGTGAACCGCATTTGGTTGCGATTCATTGAAATTCTTAATGAACTGACGCTCCATTTCCTTTGGAAAGATGGGCTTTGTCGGCTTCGGCATTTTAAGGACGGCTTGAATCTTTGCCCCCATCCAAAGTAAGCAGACATCTGCGAGTTATCATTTTACCAAACATCATAACCTTACCCTTTCACATAGTTGATTACGTGCTCCTGGGCTTGCTCATGCAAGTTATCGAAAGCGTCTTCTATAACTTTGGCTGTCTGATCGCCATTAAGGTTCTTCAGCATTTCGCCAACAACTTTTACCTGTTCTTCTATAGGTAAAGAACAGAACTCTTCAACAAGGAAGCTTTTCTGATAATTGTAAGACATATCGTGAAATAAGTCTGATAAATCTACGTTTGCTTTATATACTGACATAATCTTAATCGAAAATATGATGGTTCAACTTTCTCTTTCTGAGGTTTCTCTTAATAACTTCCATATCCTTGTGGTCGTTAGTGTGGTCCGCAAGAAGCTTGATGATGTCGTAGATGTCATTTGCGTTATCCTCCAGGTTAGCGCAAATGTTCTCGTCACCGAAGAAACTCTTAGTGAAGGGCTTCAAGTGGAAATAGTACTTCTTGGCTGCATCCTGCATTTGATTGTAGTGCATCTTCTGCTCGCTCTTGTATTGAACATCAAGTAATTTGAGCATAGATTGCTCATCCCTTATGAGTTGGTCCAATACATCAGACACCATTGCTATCAAGCATCCGTTAACCTGCAGGCGTTGAATAAATCTTTCCTGCTTCACATCTGATGTTATTCCTTTCTGAGAGAGGACAACCTTCAAATCGTTTGCTGTAACTTTCTCTTTTCCCATTGTCTTGCTTTTATTTGTTAAACCATAAACCGGAATATCTCCATTCCCAGTGAAGGCAAGTGTCATTAGGCTTCTTGCCTTCACTATAGCATATCTCGGAAGCTATGCAATTACTACATATATGCTTCATAATCATGGAAGTTTAGATACCAAATAATCTATCTCCTTATCCGTAAGCTCCAAATCGTTCTTACGCTTAAACTTGATGATGGCATCTACTCCGACCTCGCCTTTAACCAACTGATAGATGGCATCCTCATCAAATCCCTTATCTAAGTCCTTGATAAGTTCCATTCCTAAATCATAGATTTTCTGTTGAATCTCCTTTTTAAGGTCTGCGTTAATTCGCTCTAAAGCTTCTGCTTTCTGATTAAATCCGCATCCGCCCTCAATGGCGAAGTCGTTATTGATGTTCTGACACATCTGGTCAATGTCCTTGCTACCGAAGAACTGAGCGAAATAGGTATCACCCTTCAAGGACTGTAGAATATCGATTTCTTCTTGCTTTGTCATAACTAATCCTCCTGGTCTAATTTATCATATTCTTTACGCAACGCAATAATTAAATTGGTGTGGAAAGCCATAGAGTCTTTCAAACGTGAAAGCATACCTTTATGGTTGAGGATGTCGCCAACCGCTGTGTAGTACTTAAGGTTGTCGTTTGCATCCAGAAGGTCAAAGCTTCCGCAGCATGCCACATTGGTGTTAAAAGACTCTTCCTGGATATTACCAACTTTAGCCTGGTAACGAATCACCAAGTCTCTGTCTCTTTCGACTCCTTTCAAGTTCAAGTGAACGGTAAGTGACTTATAGCCTAAGTCTATACCTTCTACTTCCCAATCAGGGCAAACTGAAATGATGTTCTTAACCTTCTTTGTGGCTGAATCAAACATATACTCGATGTTCTTTCTAACCTCTGCCTTCTTTGTTTCAACTGAATTGTTCATAATCTTTATAATTTTAATTGGTTCAACTTATAAGGTAGGCTCTGGATAACCAAAAGTGCTACCTCTTATCTATATGCAAAGGTACGAAAATTTTCTGATATATGCAAATTTACCAACGACATTTTTAGTTAAAAATACTAAAATCATTAAATATATGCGAATATATCTGTAAATTTGCCAAATCAAAAGTTAGAAGATTATGATAGACTTTAATGAACTTTTTAAAAGAAATGACGTTGGCAGCATCATAGGAGAGCTGAAGCAACGCGTGTTGGATATTCCACTTTGGAGTACCCTGCTATCTGAGTATGAGCCTATGCTCCATGAAATCGTAGAGGACCACGTTGGCAGACAGGACAGAACGCTTGATGACGGAGTGGTAGAAAAGGCAGCTAGATTGCCTATCGGATTGGAGAAGCTTCTTACAAGAAGAATCTCAGAATTTACAATGGCTATACCGGTCAAGCGTGTATATACGTATGATCAGACTGACGAAGAGCTGAAGGCGATTGTACGTGCCATCGAGAAAATCTACACCTGCGCACACATTGATGCCGTAAACATGCACAGAGCAAAGTGCTATTACGCCTCTTGTCAGATGTTCACGCTTTGGTACACGCAGAAGAAGTCTAACAAGCTCTACGGCTTCGACAGTCAGTACAAACTGAAATGCAAGACATTCTCTCCAATGGACGGAGTTGACATCTATCCTTACTTTGACGAGTATGACGACTTGCTTGCTCTGTCATTCGAGTATAAGCGTAAGGTTACTGACACAGAGCACACCTTCTTCGAGACCTATACGGCAGACCATCATTACAAGTGGGACCTGTCTTCAGACGATGAAGAGTCCGGATGGAATTTGGTGGATGAAAATGAAATTTCTATCGACAAGATTCCAGCCGTGTTCTGGTACCGTCACAAGCCATGCTGGGAAGGATTGAAACCTATCCGTGAGAATATCGAGTACACCATTTCCCGAAACAGCGATGTTGTGGCATACAATTCCGCTCCTGTCTTGAAGATTGCCGGTGCCATCGTTGGAATGGAGCGAAAGGGAGAGAGCAAAAGGGTGTATAGAGTCAGCGAAGACGGCGATGTTAGCTACGTGTCTTGGCAGCAGGCTATCGAGGCTCTTAAGTATCACGTTGACACTCTCGTCAAGCTTTTCTTCATGCAATCTCAAATGCCGGACATCAGTTTCGAGAATTTGAAGAGTCTTGGCAATATCGGCTATGATTCAAGAAAGACACTCCTCATGGATGCCCATCTTAAGATAGGAGAGGAGACGGGTGCCTGGATTGAAGGCTTCGAGAGAGAGACTAACGTCATAAAGGCTTTCCTTGCCAAGATGAATACGAAATGGGAGGCTAGAATGGATGAGATTACGGTAGAGCACATCATTACTCCATTCATACAAGAGGACGAGATGACTCAAATTGAAAAGTGGATGAAGGGCAACGGAAACAAGCCAATCATCAGCCAGAAAGAGTCAATCAAACGTGCTGGCATTTCCGACGACCCAGACGCTACTTACCAAGAGATTCTCGAAGAGGACGAAGCCGAGGCAACCAGAACAGCTGCTTCAATGCCTAACTTATTCTCGGAGGAGTAAGCCATGAGAAAGAAGAAGGAAGATAAAAGAGCAGCATTTCTGCCGTGAATGTGCTCATGCTACTGACTTCCATAGTATGAGCCTTAAAGGTCAGCCTATCCTAGCCAAATGCCCATATCAAGAATGGAGCGTTCTTCTCAACTGGGATTGCTGCAAACATTTTAAAATGAACTTGTATGAAAAAGCCAAAACTGCCTAATCAGAAAAAGGCATATAAAGAACTTGGCAAGAGACTGAACGCTTATACCCGGAAAATCATTTCCATCTATGAGACTCTTGCCAAGGAGTCCGCTAAAATCGCCACCTCCACCGACTTCGATGGGGATGGCGAGTTCTCTTTTGATGATTACCCTAAAACAGAAAAGAAGGTGAACGCCTTGTTGGATTACTATTCAAACAATATGCAGGCATTGGTCTATAATGGCATATCGGACGAATGGAAGAACAGTAACACGCTGCAGGACCTACTTGCCAAAAGGGTAATCGGTACCTTTACTAGGAAGATAGCGGATGCAAAGCAGAAAGCTTACTTTGAGCACAACAACGCGGCAAAGAAGGCTTTCATAGAGAGAAAGATTAAAGGTCTCGGTCTTTCAGAAAGAATATGGAACCAGAGAGCTGATGTAAAGGAAGCTCTGGAGAAATCTCTGTCTGTCGGCATAGAGAAGGGTATGAGTGCTGTTAAACTCAGTAAGAAGGTCAGTAAGTACCTTAATGATTATCCATCACTTGCCAAAGACTATAAGAAGAAATACGGCAAAGCCATAACCATTCAGAACTGCGAGTACAGAAGCGTGCGCCTGGCACGTAACGAGATAAACATGGCCTACCGTTCTGCCGAGCAGGAAAGATGGGCTAGGATGGACTATATTAAAGGCAAGGAGATAAAGACAACCAACAATCCTAGCCATAAGCACGATATGTGTGATTTGCTTGCTGGCATCTACCCGAGCTATTTCCCTTGGGTCGGTTGGCACGTGAATTGTATGTGCTATGCCATCCCGGTAATTATGAGCGAAAAGGAGTATTGGAGCGGTAAACAGCCAAGCAATGCTATGCCTAAGAACTTCACAAATTGGGTGAATGACAATAAAGACAAGGTAAAGCAATCATCCTATATCACTCAATATGCCAAGGTTGAGAAAACACAGAAAAAGAAGACTGTTCGCATTCCATCAGTATCGAATGAGACAAAGCTCAACTCACAAAGTCAATCAACGAATGGGCAACAGAGAATCTGAAAGAAGTTCAGATAAACGAGAAAGAGACGGCAAAGAGGCTTTATTTGTTCTTGGGTGAGAAAGAAATAATCATGAATAAGAAGTTCCTTACGGAGACATATTCTAAGAACATCAATAACTCTCATCTGCCCGATACGATACAAGTTGCCTTGAATATAAAGGATTGGCTTCCTAACGGAAAGTTCGTTAGAAAAGAGCAAGGCAAACACCACGATTGCTTCTTCAATGTCTATCAAGCTGAATATAATGGAAAGAAAATCGAGTTTAAGACAAAACTCACCGATGGCGAAATCTTATACACGATGAGGTTACTGAAATAAAAGAGGATTGGGGTCCTTCCGAAGTCTGCGCCCGAAGGCCGACGTGTGAACGGCTCACCCAATCCTTTATATCTTTCTCCTTTACCGCTGCAAAGGTAATATTTTATTTTGGAAAATCCAAATCTTTTTCGAATTTTAATTGGTTCAAGCCCTCGCTGGTGCATTTAATGTCTTGTAAGCCTCGAAAGCCAATGTGCTCACGTGCTCACTGATGGTGGTGGAGATTGTCATAATGTCTCCCATAAGGAGCATCGTCTCTCCCTTTCCGACCTCTGTGATGAGACTCAAAAGGCAATTGATTTCATCCTTAAGCGTCTCGGCTTTCTTCATCAGCGGTGTTGGCGGCTCGACCTTGACCTCTTTCTTCTTCTCGCCAGATTGAGAAGCAATACACTTCTCAACAGCCTTCGGCACTCTCGGCTTCGGGAGGTTGCAGATGATGTTCTTCTCCTTCAATGCGAGAAGCCAGCGTCTGCCTCGCTCCGTCCAAAGAGGTCTTCTTGTGTACTTGCCCTTGATGACGTGTGTAGTCACCTCAGTTAGCTGATAGGTGGAGTAGGGACTTGTCAGCATCCACTCATAGCCACGGTTGAACGCAAGGCCAACCTCCTTCAGCTCTTCGTACAGCTTCTGTGCGCTGCTCATGCCCAACTCCTTCGCCATCTGCGTAGTGGAATAGACACCCTTTGTCATGTCGCACTTCTGCACTCTCTTGAAGCACTCATCGATTCTCTCCTGGAGATCACCCATGATTTCCTTCTGTCTTGTTAACCACTCCTGGTCCTTTTTAACTTCGACCAGCATTTCCTTTGCGAACTCTTTCAAGCTCATGTCTGCATTTGTTGCCATAAGATTTTCGTATTAAGCAACCATCAAGCTCATTTAATAAAGAAGGGCAGCCGCTTGTCACGCCCTCGAAAATCGCCTAAGAGAACCAGCGTCCCGGTTTTATCTCCTCGGCAGGTCGTAACGTTGCAGTTGCCCTGTATGTGTTCGGCTCTTAGTCAATTTTACGACCTTTTATCTATATGCAAAGGTACGAAAAAATCGGCAAATTACCAAATCTTTTAACCTAAATTACGAATTTAATTTGTTGGAAATCAGAGAGTTAGATTTGAGGTAAGCGATAAACTTATCAAGCATTCTTGACGTGCGCTCTCTAATATCCGTTTCTGTAAAATCTGTCAACGTCTGTGACAGCATTCGTAATTCGTGTATCTTAGTTCCAATCCTCTCGCCTGTGGATTTGAACTCACCATTATAATACTTAATCTTGTCAGCAAATCTGTAATCGGATGCCCGAATATTAACTCTTCGCTCCAATACCGATTTGTTTCCCAACATTTCAAGAACCTCGTCACTCGACAATCCACCTTCCTTGACTTGTCTGTTCCTTGGGAAGATGTGTTCAATATCATATGTTGCGTCAAGAGGAAGCAATTCCTGGCTATCGAAAGAGAATGCCCACCACACAATCATCGACTTCGTAATCGCACGAGTGTTTGAAAAACTGAAGTTGGTGAATTGCGAACGGAACAATTCCTCTTGGAATAGATAGTTCTCGAAAGCTATCTCTTTGTTCTCTATGATATTCACCATTTCGTTAAAGACCGGTGCTCGCAAGGCTGTTATTCCTGGGTTGCTGATAGCGTATGCCCAGATAAAGCCTATCAAACGATTCAAGAACAGATAGAACTTCTCGTTGTCTAGCATATTCTCAGCATTCTTATAGTGCATGAAATATACCGATACAATATAAGTCCATAAGCTGTTAGGCGCATAATTCAATACAAACAAGCGCTTTAGTACATCCACGGAAAAACGGTCTTCGTTCTGAGAATATACATCTTTCCAGAAGTCCGCAAGCAAGACTAGATTCTCTAAAGTCTGTTCTCGTCGAAGTAGAACATATCCATCTTTCTCATAGAACTTACGAAGTCCTTCTGTCATAGAACTACGATTAGTCAGCAATGCCCTCTCGTAGTACATATAGCGTGTAAACAACTCATCCAAAGGTGTTCCACGATATGGGTGGAATATTTTTGTAACGAGTTCGTCAAGCTCTTTCCATGTAGTGATAAACTCTTCCTTCTTTCCGATGGATGAGTAGAACTTATAGAGCTGTGCCTTGAAGATGTCTGAGTCAGACAATGGCTTACCTCTATCATTAAGCGTCGAGAATATCCTAAGAGCAGTATCTTGCGATTCTGCCTCTATTGGAAGTAGCACACAGTTATTGAGTATGCGAGCTGGATATAATGCAAAGAAAGAAGGATATTCTTCAATGAATTTTCCTATCTTGTCTTGAAAGTATCTGAAGTTGGCAGCATACCGGCTTTTCCCTTCTGATGTTCCTTTCCGGAGTATATCCATAAACTCTTCCTTGTCGTTATCAGTTGCAACCTCCGAATTTATCTTCAAGTCGTTTGGATCATACTCTCCGAACTCATTTGCTCTCCAAATGCACTTTTCTATGTCCTCTCGCATCTTGATTGAACGATTGTCTTTCATGTGCTCCAGGCGATTGTAGAAAGCTCGCAGTAAGAGAAGCAAGGTCGTAAGACGCTGCTGACCGTCAATGATTTCAAGTTTCCCTTCGTCATTACGGAATGTTACTATAGGACCGAGAAAGTAACTCTCTGAAGAATCGAAGCTGTCGCAGTTGTTATTCGGGAATGAAAAGGAAAATAAGTCTTCCCATAAGACCTTACATTCGTCTTCTCCCCAAGCATACGGACGCTGATAATCAGGAATCAAGAACGTAGCTTTTTTATCTTGAAAAAGATACTTTACGTTCTTTTGATCTACTATAAGCTTTGATGACATAGCAATTACATTCTACTTTTCATCAAACTCACCTTTCTCATCAAGATAGCGTACAGCTGCTTTCACGATAAACGAGAATCCTCTGAGTACAAAAGAACCTACCAGACAAAGCAATGAGTCAATAACGTAGCCAAATGCCTGTACGCCACTAATACTTGAACTTTCATATCCATAACCGCCAGAAGTATTCAAGGCGTTTATCCAAGTTATAATTGAACCTATTATGGCTATAAATGAAACAACAGCTAAAATGTTCGAGATAGTTCCAAGATGGTTTCCTACCTGTGGAACAAATTTTCTATTTCCCATATGATGCGCCCGTCATGCCGGTAGCTAAGCTTTAGTTAATAATCCGTCTGTCAGATTAATAACGCATCATATGGTACTTTATTGTGTTGAACCAAAAAAAATCAGATTATTTTTTTGAGTTCCTTTTCTCGCCCTGCATTCAGCTGGCGGTACTCATTGAAGTCTTTGTAGTGCTCGACCTTACCGTAAAGCTTCGGGTGGTCCATCATCTTATCAATCATTTCATTGGAGAACTCGTGATATCCGAACTCATGGTCTCCCTGGACGGAACCCATTCCCTGGCTTCTTGACGGCTTGTAATTATATGTAAAATTGATGCCTCCCTCATAGGAGTATCTAGCAAGGCTATACGACAGGAACTTACCGTCCTTTCTTAAGATGTACCCATACGTCTGTGTCAAGCTAATGACGCGATATCCCGCTTCTTGATTTCCTCCAGATTGTCTTTCATACGCATCATGCTAATGTCCTCTGAAAAGCGCACATTTCTTACATTGAACTCGCTGTGTGAATTGATGTACAAATCGAGCTTGTCAATATCCCAATCATCCGGGTATATGAATTTTACCAATCTCTGCAGCCCTCTCTTATAGTTAATGAGAACCGCAAGAGTTGACTTTGGATCATAATTTCTCTTAATCTTAACCTTTACTTCCATAATTATTTCTCCTCGAATTTATAGTTTGGGCAGCTTCTCTTGTTTCCCATCGCAAGCAGTACCGGGAACAGCAGACCGTGCCTGCAACCATTTCCGTGCTCGTCAGCAGCCTCGCAAGAGAAGCAGCCGTAATACTCGTTAATATTTAATGCTGCCATTACTCGTAATCCCTAATGTTCAACAATACCGGGAATCTCGGCACTCCAGCGTCAGAATACCCTTGATGCTGAACAGTCGCCGCCATACCTATCAACTCTTCCTTGTCGGCTAAGTATTGAGCTCTGAGTGACCTTGAGCCTACCGGGCGGGCACAGAACTCGTACTCTCCACACTTCAGTTTGAATATCGCGGTACCTGCATCATTGCCCTCCGCTTCCAAAACATCGACCACCTTGAACTCCGTCGTATCGAACGATTTCAGCTTCATAAGGTCATTGCTTCTGCCCTCGGTATAGGTTCCATCTGCATTTCTGATAATGGCACCCTCGTAACCGGTGGAAACGAATATCTTGTGCCATCGCTTGATGTCCTTCTCTGAATGAGCAACGAAAGTCTGCGTAAGGTACACCGGTCCGTTTGGATCAATGGAAGAAAACTTCTCCTGCAGAACTTTCCATCTGGCAGAAAAGCTTCCCGGAATCTGTGCATCGTAGATAACCATACGTAGCTTGTCAGTCATAGCAGAACGGCACTTGACGGCAGAGCATATCTGCTGGAAGGTCAATTCCTGGTGGTTGTATATCTCCCCATCCAAAGGAAGCATACCGCGGTGTTTCTCTCCCCAAGCCTTAATCTGAGGAACATCGTATTCCTTACCGCCTCTCGATGTGAGGTGAATCTCGCCACCATCTCCTTCATGAAGGATGCAGCGAACTCCGTCATACTTAGGCTGGGTGAAGCAAGGAAACTTCGTCTGTGACGGATAATATCTTGTTGCTAACATTGGTTTCATACGCTACTTAATATCTGAGGTTATTTTAATTCTCAATGGAGTACCATTCACTCTGTGCGTGACGAAAGACTCCAGGTCCGTATAGAAGCTACTGTAGCACTCTACACTAGAGCTTTCTACTTCAATGGTGATAATCTTTTTCATAGCCATTTCCCGTATCTTCTATGAATCTCATCGTAAATGTAGGCTCCGCTCGTATGCGAAGCACTGAACATTAAGATGATGTCGTTATCTACCTTAATCTGATTTGTCCTGACAACCTTATCGTTCTTGACGTGGTCGCAATAGACCGTGTTACAGGAGTGATATAGGCGCATTGTGCGCCCATATCTGTCTGTTCCTATATTCTCTTTGTACATGGCTAGTCCTCCAAATCTACATCAAAAGCAGCTTCAATAACATCCTTGATGTCCTCTGTATAACCGAAAATTCCGTTGTACATTAGCCAATTATCCAGCAACTCCGTGTTAGTCATTTCGGCTACTTTACTCTCATTACACTCTGCCTCTACTACAAGGAACTCCATTAAATCGTTCTTATCCATATTACTTGATTTTATTGATGTCACAAACTAATACATTACCTACTATTACGTCTCTGATGCCTGCTATGTTCACAAGCATCGTGGCGTTCTCGTTCTGAGGAAGGTCGTAAACCTTGCCTTCCTCATTAACAACCATCACCTGCGACTTACTGAGTCGGACCAACTCGATGTGGCCACCTACAAATCCCCTCAACTCCTCCAATGAGAAATCCGTTCCGTTGGATGGCTCCACATTCTTCTGGGCGCCATCCGTGAATATTACTGTTGACAACATAGGCTAATCATTCTCTTTGCGTTGTTAATAGAATAAGTCTGTGTCTGGCCGTCGATATAGACGTATCTCTGACCGAACATATCCTCAAAAACCTGGATAATGTGCTTCTTGTATTTGAGAAGCTTTGTTTCAAAAAGACCACTCATAGCAGTTCCTCCTCCTATATTAAGCGATGGTGGTCTCGTACAACTTCTTGGTTGCCTCGAACACCTCTTCTCCCTGGAACATTCCGCAGTCTGCACTCTCGAAGCCCCAGTCCTCTGCGTCTCCGTCAAATATACCATATGCTGAAACTCGGAACAATGTAGGTGCAACTGAAACTACATTGATTGCCATCTTGCCAGATGCTATTCTCATAAGCTCTGAAACTTCATTAACTGTCATTCTCTCGAAGCGAGCGTAAACTAAATTCTTCATAATCTTTATAATTTTAATTGGTTCAACTTATAAGGTAGCTGCTGTTTATTCAAAAGTACTACCTTTTATCTATATACAAAGGTACGAAAATTTTCTGATATATGCAAATTTACCAACGACTTTTTTAGTTAAAAATACTAAATTACAATACGCTGATATTTAAATAGTTAAGGCGCCTACTCTCACGAGCAAACGCCTAGCTAACATGGTTTAAAAAAGAAATTACAAGAAACCGCCACGTCTGAGCTGTGCATCGGTAGCATTGTTAAGCCACTCCTCGCACTTCTCTATGATGCCCGTACAAGCGTCCGGCGCATCATCGTGGGCGTTATATCCTTCCTTTCTGTAGGATTTCATATCGTGGGCGAACTCCGGCCACAACTGTTCCCAATTAGAAGGGAAAACTAGTTTATTGTTTACCTCGCTGGAGCGAGTGAAGATTCTAATCTGTTTGTTCTTCGATTGAGTGAACGTTACGAACTGGGTGATTCTGTTTCCGTCTTCCCTTGTTATACGCTCGACATTGCGGGCGTAAGAGCGGCCACCGTTGTTACTTTCAACGAAACACACGTCTGTCTGATTGCGCTTAACCATATTGGCTTGCGCTGGCTCCGTGTATTCCATCGGTCGCTTGGTGTATAGAACATCGGTAACATAGTAGCCGTCATCGTGTGCATCGAAGCATATAGAGCAAAGAAAGTCGAAACCGGTATCTGCCGAGTCGGTGTAGTTGCCAATCATTCTTGCATACCTTCTGTCCGGAAGCTCATCGTATGTTCTGAAGGCATGGTACATAAGACCTTCCATAGGGGTAGGGTTCTGCATGTACTGTGTCTCAAACACGAACTCGCTGGCATGCTTGATTTTGTACAGCTCCTCCAGCGTATGCTTCCACGGCCACAAGGCTCGCTCCTTTCCGTCCTCGTCTGTCTGTATTACCGGGAGGGAAACAACTTTCCACTCATTTGGCTCAATCTCTTGAAGGTAACCGCACAAGTCGTGCTCGTGCAACCTCTGCATGACGATGATAATTGGCGTATGACGTGAGTTTACACGGTTACGGATGGTTGTCTCGAAACGTCTGTTGATAGACTCTCTGACGTTATCGGACAAAGCATCGTCCGGTCGAAGGGGGTCATCGATAACTATGGCTCCCGAAAAGTGACCGGGGTTGAACGTAGCCATAAACTTATCCATGTTCTTTATTTCTTCTTCGGTCCAGTCTGGCTGACCTGCACCAAAACCTGTGATCTGACCCAAGGTAGATGTAGCATACTCACCACCACCTGCCGTTGTGCTCCATTTTGATCTTGTGTTAACGTTCTTTCTGATTTTGACATTCGGAAATAGTGTTTGAAAATATGTGGAAGTTATCGTGTCCTTGACTGCCATTGAGTTGTCCTGGACGAGAGTTCCGGAATAAGATATGTGCAGAAACTTTGAAGCAGGGTTCAGCGCAAGACCATATGCAATGAACATCTGTGAACACAAGAGGGTCTTTCCGTAACGAGGACTGATGTTTATAATCAGCTTGTTTGTCTTTCCCCTTATCACATCCATGAGCGCATCACATATAATTCTGTGATGTTCGCCTATGACATACTCACGTTGAGCGGTATAGGCGAACATCTTAGTAGTGAATTGCAGCAGGGACGATGCCACTAACTGCTTATGAAGAAAACGTTGTTTCTCAAAGTCCATTTATCTTCTGTAATTCTTTAATATCATCCAAGGACAGCTTAGGGAACTTGAAGTCCTCGCCATCCTTGCCGGTTACTTCTTGAATATGCTTATCTGCCAATCCGTTGAGCCTTGCAACAATGCTGGAATCAAACTGATGAAGCATGGCGCCGTCAATCTGCTGGGCCATCACGACATTCTCAATCTGTGTTATCACCTGCTCAAAACCTGGTCTCTTAAGATTACCTCTCTTGAAATCTGCCCATTTCTGAACGATGCCACAGAAAGCACAAAATCCGACAAGAGTATAGGCTCTTCTGAAAACCCTTACCTCTTGTTTCATGGAATTTGTGGATTTGCCGCTGCCACCTGCAATAGAATTGCTACCAGTCTTTTGCTGCCAAGGGTCATTTTCAACATCATCACAGTAAGCTACAAACTTATCCCATAATTCCTGAGAAGACTTAATCTTGTATGGTCTCCCAACAGGATTGGGGATTCTATGTACGAAAGACTTTACTTTCGGCTGTGATGATTCATCTGTCATGGCTTCTTACATTTTACTAGTTTACCGCAAGCGGAACAATTATACTCATAATACTCTGAAGGCTTGACCTGGATATTCTCCTCAACGCCCTTCATTTCCTCCTTGAACTTCTGGTCCTTCTGGGCTTCCGTTACGACCTTCTTAGCCGTATGGTTGGTCTCAGCCTTGGAAGGTGCGGCCGCAGGCTTCTGTTCCTTTGGCTTAGCGTTGAGTCCAAGCATACCGGCAATGCTCTCATCGAAAGCAAACTGAATGCTGTTAGGATCACCGAGATAGGAGAGCTCCTTGCGAAGCTTCTTCTCGTTCCAAGTGGCAAACTCGGACGTCTTGTCATCAGCGATTCTATACTGCTTAATCTGCTCATCAGTCAGATAGTCAACACGGATGCATGGAACCTTATCCATTCCCAATGCCTTAGCAGCCTTATACACACCGTTACCGGTTACAATCACGTTGTTCTTATCAACGGAAATAGGCTGAGTGATGCCGAAATCCTTGATGGACTGCATGATTGCCTGTACTGCCGTCTCGTCGGTCTTGTGCGAACCGTCATGAGGCACGATACTGTCAATAGGTAACTCAATTACCTTGTCATTAATCTTAATCTCTTCCATACCTGTTAATCTTCAATTTCTACTGTTTCCATATTTCCGCAATATGGGCAAACGACCTTCATATAATGTGAACCGTCCTCGCGCTCTTTGAGAACGAACAAATCTTTGGCAGGGTCTTCCTCCTCATCCGAAGGAGCATCCTCACTTTCACCAGCCTCTTCATTGGATGGAGCCTCGAAATTCTCCTCATCAACCTGAGAATAGTTATCCTGGAAGCCACCATACTCTTCTGCCTGCTGATTGATGCTGTCGAGTGAGAAGTTGAGCATCTGGTTGATGTCCTCAAAGAAGAATGCTTGCATATCGGTAGGAACCTCCATGTTGCGCAATTCCTCCAAAAGCTGGTCTTCATCAAAGGAAGATTTCTCTGCCAGCTTGTTGTCGAGGATGCGGTACTTCTTTGCCTTTTCATCGTCCATATCCGAGTAAACGACAGGAACAAACTCCATGCCCAACTGGTAAGCAGCCACGTATCTTGTGTGACCGGCAATGATTACACCATTCTTATCAACTAGGATAGGCTTAACGAATCCAAAACGCTTGATACTCTCCTTAGTAGGCTCAACCGCATTCGCGTTGTCACGATGGTTGTCATAGTAAGGAAAGATTTCACTGAGTTTAACTGATTTTACTTTCATTTCTTATCCTCCTTCTTCTTGGCGGTTTCTTTAACTACGCGTCTTCCGTCAACGACTTTTTCGATAGCCGCGCTATACTTATAGTTCTTAAAAATCTTGGCAAAACCGGTAACATACTTAAGCTTTACAAGCTCTTTCTGCTCCATACCTAGCTTTTCGCAAATCTCACGCTCAGACACACCATCTCTGAGCATATTGAAAACGATGTTTACCATTCCATCGACAGAGTGACTTCCACGGGCACGGTTGTGTCTTACTGTTGATGCCATACGCTGGTCGATGTCCTTGTCTAGGACTACAATCGGCAGCTTTCCACCACATCGCTCATTGATGTCCGCAAACTTGCGGATAACGAGGTTTCTGTGGAAACCGTCGATGATTACATACTTCTGCAGCTTCTCGTCCCAAATGGTAACGATAGGCATTGTGTAACCGTCTTCCCTCACGGATGTATAGAGAAGACGCATTTCCTTATCTGCTACGTGGTTAGGGTTGTAGTTGTTAGCAACCACCATTTCTTTGTCTACCCATAAAACGCAATCTACAGGATTGGTCTTTTCTGGAGACAAATATGACAAGAACGAACGTATTTCGTTTAGAAAACGTGTCTTATCACTGGCTTCGTTGAAGCTTTCCTTAATTTGTTCATTTAGCGACTTCATTTTCTTTCTTTATTTTTAAATATTGATCTCTTATTATATCTGCTACATTTATTTGCGCAGACTCTACCTTCTTTAGCTCAAAATCTTCTGCTATTATACTCTTGCAACATGCGACGCTCAGTATTTTTAATACACTCGTTAATGCCATTCCATGTGCCAACTTTCTTGCGAAGTCTGTTTATATACCCATCGTATGCTCTCTTTATTTTCTCGCCATTTTGGGTAATATTGTCTGCAAGGTAATAAACATATTCCTTCCAACTATTAAAGTATGGAGGAAGCTCATTGCAATACTGAGATAATTCGTTAAGAGTATGAACGCTACTATTTACATTTGCAACCCTATTTACAAGTCTGTCATAAAAGCCTGGAGAAATTTCTTTTATCAACGGTAAAACTTGTATAGACTCCTCATGAATCAAACTGCTTACCCTGCATTTATTCAACGGCTTCTTTGTAAACAGATAATTGTATAATTTGCAGTATGGAATCTTGTTTTTGAAAATATAGTACCATACATCATTTATTTTCCAATCCCAAATAGGATATAGCACTAATTTCTTGTAAGAACCATCTTTATATGTGCCACCGAATTTACCCCATGTAATTCCCGGAAGAACCTCGTTGTTTGTCAATGCGCTAAGCCTTGCTGGCGATTCTTCAATGCGCAATCCTCCGATATTTAAATAGTCTTTGCCAAAAAGTTGCAATAATACGCTGTCAATGGCTTTAGAGAAGAACGTATTTTTCTTGATGACCAAATCACCGATAGAGTCCTTCTCCCTGCACCATTTTTCGCCAGGCCCCCATACATTGAACCAATCTCCCTTTGACGCATTCCATTCTCTAAAGAAAGATTGCACCCAATAAGGTTCTACCCACGGCAAGTTCATTACATAACGGATATATTCAATAGTCATTGGCGCCTCAGCCTCTTGGTCGAAAAAGAGCACAGGAATTTTATCTATACCCATTTCGTCCATGACCTCCTTTGCCAAATGAAGTATTACGGTGGAGTCCTTTCCGCCAGATACACTTATTGTGATAGGACGTTTACCATAAAACTCCCGAAAGATGTATCTGAATCTTTCAAGAGCTGCTTCATATACATTTTTTTCGCTATAGAATTTCATTTCTTTCTATTATTAAGTAAAACTTTATCACTCGAATTGTTAAAATGAGTATCGAGGTAGTCTTTTAACCTGCCCATCATTTCATTGTTGTTGTGACCGCGAGCGGCATTGTGCATGATTGTTGCATATCTCAACTTCTCTTCGTCGAAATCAACAAAGCATACAGGAACCATCTCATATCCGATGACGCAGGCGGCACGGTATCTGTTCTCTCCGTCCACAATCTGCATCGTCGAGCGGTTGACAACGATAGGCTGAGTAAATCCGAAATAGAGCAACGATTTGATGAGAAGGTCAAAACTGTCTGCATCATGCGTATTAGGGTTATAGTCATTCGGATAAATGTCATCAACCTTGACGTATTCAATATGCAGCGGCTTCACCTGCTCAACCTCGATATTGTCCTTTGCCAATTTCAAGGCTAGATTTTCCTTAGAGTTTTTTGTATTCATCGAGAAATTCCTTGTTTACGATTTCCTTAACCCAATCCTTGCTTGACTTAGCCAAATAAGGATTCTTGAACTCACTCTCCCAATCTACAGACTCTACATCAAACTGGTTGTCGTAGGTCTTGCTATTTCTAGGAATGCCACCTACGGCGCCTGGATTGTTGAATGTGCTTCTGTATGCACCGAAATGCTGAACCAGACCGGGAACGATAGCGTAAAGGTCGATACCCTTTGCTTGAAGGTATGCCTTAAGGCGCGAATCATCATAACGTGTCTGATCATCCGTCATCTTGTTTGAAGTTTCAACAAAGTCCTTGGCTAGGTCATTTGGATATACGCTAGCCTGCAGCCAGAAGTTAGTCTTTGTAGAAATAACGTGCTTTCCCTTTGCGTAACAATCAGTATAGTCTCCATTTGTTGGATTGTAGAAACTGATAACGTTGTTTCGGGAGCAAAAGAGAGAATATGTAAAATCTTGGCAAGAATGTTGCGGTCAAAGGTAATGTCATCGTGGATAACCATTCGATGGGTTCCTTCCGCTACCTCTTGTGTCAACGCTTGGGAATAATTGTCCCAAAGACCCTTACCTCGGTCCATAGAGATACTGACAGGAATACCATAAGGCTTCGTGCTGGTCTCTATCAACTTCTTAAGGTATTTGCCCTCACGTTCTCGCTTGGGAACGTTGAGGATGATAATCTGAGAGTAATTATTTAGTTACTGTCCATTCTCCACCTCGCTTGGCTACCTTGCTTATGGCTACAGCCAAACGGTTTCTGTTCATATCGCTACCATAGAAAACCTTACCTGCGGCATAGGCTGCTTGGGCAACAAGTCCCTGCCCCATGAAGAAGTCTGTGATAGAGCTGAACGGAACATCCTTGCAAATCTTGAACACCGCATCCCATTCATCCATTCCCTGAAGTCCCCAGTCTTCTGCCTGCTTGGTGCCTTGGATAATCCAGCACTTGCAATCTGGCTTATGATAATAAGTGTTCTCGTAGATTTTTACATGAGGGAACAACGATTCTACCATAGGAACCAACTGCTTCTTATTTCTGTAGAAGCACTCGACGAATATTCTGTCCGGATTAATCTGCTCGATGCACCTCTTAATGTGGGCAACGAACTCGTCAAAATTATCAACCGGGCATTGCTTTTCCGCCTTAGTATAATACGCTTTGAGGACACCTTTACTTCCTGCCGGGTCGATGAATACGCAATCGGCATTCTTTGAAAACTCAGGAAGCCCCAAAGTAATATCGGCAATGGTAATCTTGCTACCATTGCCTAAACTGTAAATCTCGCCTTCTGTGATGGGGTATTTATCAATACTGCCATCATAACGCAAACCTTTCTGTGATGTCATACGCAATTTACTATTAAATAATTGTGATACTCTGATACGTTTTCTTCTCCAAAAAGACTGCACAAGACTTTCTTAGAATAAAAGAAATGCCTGAACTCTACATCACACTTCTCGTAAGTGACCGGATGATACTTCTCCTTGTAGAACATCAAGAACTTGCGAGCCTTGCACTGCGATATTGCCAGGACGGCATACCGGGAAAGATAAGATGGGGAACCAAACAATGCTACGATATTGTCGAAATTCTTGCAATCCAAGTTCTTCCCATCGAAAGGCTCACATACGACCCTATCCTTATAGACAGGGTATTTTGTTAGTGAACTGTTCCAACATTCCTTTACTAGGGTCAACGCCCAAGTATTCCTGTGGGTCGATTTCTGCAATCTCTGTAAGCAAGCCGGTACCACATCCGATGTCTAGAATTGAACCGCTGAGAGGTGGGAGCATTTGCCCCACCTCACGGTTCTCAACGAGACTCGTTTCGTCACGAAACAAAGTGTCGTACTTACTTGCTATTTTATCATACTGGGAATAATTCATTTTCTACTGTTGCCTGTTGCCAGGTGATTTTTTTACTTGAAATGGTTACGAAATTCTTGTGATTGTATATGTTACAATTTGGGAACATCGATTTCAGCTGCATTCTGTCGTAGGTGAAATGGTGCATTTCCTCGAACTCTGCAGGGGTGTAGTCATCCTTGTAGAACATAAGGCAATAATCTAGACCACTCTCGCCCAGTTTACGGAGATACTGAGGCATGAAGTAGGAAGCCGTACCGAAAAGGGCTACCACAACGCTGTCTGCTGACATCCATTTCTTAATCGCCTCCTCAAACGAAATTGTGGAGCATCTGCGGAAGAACCCTGTCGTCTTCTCTCTGAACAGCTTGATAGCCTTCTTGCTTGGATCAACACCATAATACATTTCCGGCTTTATCTTGGTATAGGCTACGAAATCTCCGTTTCCGATGCCAGCCTCGAAAAACTTCCTGTCCTTGAACGTGAACATGATTGACTTTGCCATCACATCCATTTCCTGGTTCGAATAGATTCGCGGTACCGGCCACTCAAGGAAGTCGAACTCGTTGAAAACCTTCTGTCTGTTCAGAATCCAAGTAGTCTCGAATGGATCGCCCATCGTCCAATACTTGTAACCGTCAATGTAAAGGTACGGGAAATTATACTTTCCCCATCTTTCATGGACTCCATTGTCTCGCTGTGCGCTGACGAAGTAATAGAACTCGTCGTTTGTCAATGCGCACTTGTCTCTGTGAATGTACTCATGAGGAACGTCTATCATCGAAGTAGCCCATTGCCACTTACAACGCTTGATGAACTCTCTGAGCTTACTGTAATCGTATTCCATCGCTGCAAATTTAATAAAATATTTAATGATTAAATACTAAAAATCAGAAATTAACTATATTTTAACATAAAATCGTGCATATATGCGGCTTGAATAGTCAAAAACACCGCAAAATAGGCTCTTTTCATACGCAAAGATACGAAAAAATTCCGATATATGCAAATATATCAAACAGAAAATTTAGCCAAAAATACTAAAAATTACGCCGTTCTGCTTGCTCTGTTCGGAAGCCTAGATTCTATCTGCCACAGATTGTCTTTAATAAGCTTCAGAATGGCATCGTGAAAAGCGGAATTGATGTTTCTGTGGCCCTGGCATTGAACAACGGTAACATCGGCTAAGTTTACCTCGATTGTCTCCATACGCTGCCCGTTTACCTTGGCAGAAAGTATGAGGCAGTTCGGCTTTCTGTTCACATCGTAATAGCCGTTTCTGAATACGCAGTGCCCCATTTCCTTGCCCTCTTCAAAGAACTCCTGGACGGACTTAAGAACCTGTATGTCTATGGCGCCATCCTTTATGTCAATGTCAAAGAACTGCTTTCTTCTGTCAACATAAACATTAGCCATTGCTTCTGCCTTTTTCTTATTCTCCTCTTCGGCTTTAGCTGCTTGCTCCAGGTATCTGAGTTGCATTTTCTCTTCAGCAATCAAACGCAGCTTAGTCATTCTGTCCTCCATTTTCTTTTTCTTGTTGTCTGCTGACTTTAGCCACTTGTCGTGTGCCTCGCGAAGATTCTCCGGACAAACTATAGAAGGGTTACGTACATCTTTCTTAAGATATATGATGCTATCGAGCATATCCCACCACAAGCTATCATAAATATAATCAGCTTTTCTGTGTCTGACGGCAATCTTGACGGCTGACATCTTGTCTCTATCAAAGACGGCTTCATGGTACTTGCATATTTTCCACATATCGACATCACGTCTCATGAGAGTTTCATTGTATGTGTTAGCATTAACGGAACGGAAGATTTCGTCACACGGAATCTTTTTCTTGAAGTCTCTGAGAGCGTACTTATACTTGTCTTGGACTGAAGCGTAATATACTCCATCGAACCCGATATCGCGAGGGTCGCCCAAACCGCTCCATAAAGTATGCGTTCTTACTTCCAGCTTTCCAAAAGCAGAAAAAGCATCTACAATATATCCGCTAGTTCTCTGCTTGGCAAGAAAAACATATTCCCCGTCTTTCAACCATTGCTGCATACACTCCTTGAAGTAAATCTTCTCCTTAACCATCTTGTGGAACCGGAACTTCACTCTTACCTGGAAGTACCTGAGAACCTGCCATCCCTTGAATGTGCATACAAGATAGAAACACCCTCTTGAAAATCTGTCACCATACTTGTAGGCATCATCTTCAGAGATGCAAGTCTTGATGGCCCACTCGCGTTGCTTATCTGACAACTCCGGTATTCTATCTGAGAGTTTTACAACTTCACGTTCTGTCTTATTTCTTGGCTTCATAACTCACATATTTAAAAATCAAACAAACTCAACTGCCCAATCTCTGCATCCTTCTTTCTCTGAGCCTCGGCTTTCTTCTTCAAGCGTTCCTTCTCTGCGGACTCCTTCTTTTTGAGCTCCATGATCTTGGCTTGCTTGAACTCCTCCTCAGCCTTCTTCTCTAGATTCTCCTTGGTCTGGTCTGAGAGATTTGTAACAATGGTGCAATTCTGATTCTTAGTAAATGAGACTTCTTCTTCATTATAATAATGAACTGCCATTCCATAAATCTCATCATCGTCAAAGCCATTCCTTCCGGATTTCTTGACCTCTGAGATAATAAAGTCGCAGCAATCATCGATGTTCTTGCCCGGCTTGGCATAATCCTTCGCAAAAAGCTCGTCCTCTGCTGCACGCTTGTCAAGATATGCCTTGATTACCTTCTTGAATGTTTCTGTTCCTTTCATAACCTTTCCATTTTTTGAAACCGATAGGCTTGTTTCTGAATCCCTTACGGAATGCTTCTCTCATAGAGATGCAAATGAAATCTACGCTGCATTGTGCCAAGCCCGTACAAAACGCACAATCCTCGCAATCATCCATTGGTTCCGCCACGTACACGATGCCGTTAATGACTATCGCCGCTTTCTCCTTGAAGACTGCCATTTCTTTTTACCAGCAAAGCCTTTGACCTGCTTAATCTTCTAGCTAAATCAAGTTCTCTGGCTCTAGTCGCTTTTTCGTCAATCAGATTAGCTGCTTTTTCTAGAACGTTAAGCAGTTCTCTGTACTCAGTCTTCGTTGTCTTCACTTCCATAAGCTTCCTGTGCTGTTATAATTCTACAACCAGTGAAATCGTCAGCAGAAAGGACAATCTCACCATTATTAACCTTTTCTCTAATCATAGAGCAAGCATCCGTGTTTGTATCTGCCTCTACGGTTATTGTCTTACTCAAAGTTTCTTGAATGCAAACATCATATTTCATTTTATGTAACCTCCCATGTTTCTATGTTAAATTCGTAACTTTTCCCACTACACTGACTTTGTCCAATGTTGCGCAAATCTCTAAGTTGCTCTTCCGAAGCTCCGTTTGCCTCGGCTGTTGCGTAGCACTTCTGAAGATTGTCGGCTACTCTAAGCAATTCGCCGCTTCCCTTTGTATGCCAGGCATCATCTTTATAAATTAGATATACCTTCATAATTAAACCTCTTTAAAATGAACACTAGTTTTATCTTCTCGTTCGTCAGCAGTACAAGCTAGGTTTGCACAAGTAACTTCTTGATCGTGAAGTGGAACGTTAGGTACACAAACGACGCAATTAACACAGTCTCCACGTTCCGCTACCACGCAGGTTTTCCCGTTTATGCTAAGCTTCTGTCCGATAGGATAGTATGTTTGTACGCCAAAACTGCTGACCGCGATAATATCTTTCCCTTTCATAATCAATCCTCCTTTTCTTTTAAGTAACGAAGGTATAGCTGACAGTTGTCGCAATCGGAATTGCATCTGTAACTATACTCGTTGGCACAAGCCATAAATAATTCACTTCTTTTCATAAGCGTCCCGATAACAAATAAATAAGTCGTAAATCATCTTCTTGCAAGCTTCCATGTCTTCCAGCACATCCCTCATGCGATATGGTGCTCCATTCTTTCCATGTCCCTCGTTGTCCAACCACAAATATGCTTCACTGTCAGCATCATATTCTACGTAACGCTGGTGAATACTGTTGATCAATTCTTCCGCACTTTCAAATGGTTCGATTGATATAGAGAAGTCTTGACCTGCAGGTGAATATTTCGAAAAGAGCAATCCTTTCCCATTTGTGTATTCCTCTTCGGTGACAGTCCAGGAATCAGACTCTGCTATTTTTATTAATTCTTCTATTTCCATATTATTTTAAATTTTAAAGGTCGGGTGCCGTCTTTCCGGGCTGCCAACAAAATAAAGAACATTATTACTATTGTTATATAATCAATCCCAGACCTGTTAGTGATAATACTACTTGTTTTTACATAAATCACCTCCAATCTTATTAAGTTTAACTTCCATATCCTGTAAATCTGCCAACAGCGGAACTTCTTTTTTCGTTGCACACAGAGCCTGGCTTAAGATAGTACTTGTAATGCGTGCTTCTCTCCAGCCTCTTACTCCAGCAGAAACCGAAAGCATCAAACTCCTTGCCGCACCATTCGTGTGCGTAGTAATATTCGTTGGCATGTACCTTTTGCTCCTTGCCGAGCTGAAAGAACAATGCACGGTACTTGTTGGCCTCTGTTGGATTCTCCTTAAAATCCTTCTCAATCTGCTTACGCTCCTCGGTATATTCAGCCAATTTCTGCTGGTATTCCTCCTCGCTGTCGCACAGATAATAATCTGTGTCCGTCCAATGACTATCCCAATAGGAATTGGACGATTGATGTATATGATAAATATTCTTCATTTCTTTTTATCCTTTCTGTAAAGGAAGAATGCGTCACCTTGCCAGCCGAAGTTCCTGGACTCACATTTTGCAAGTATATGTGTATCTGTCTCGATGAGCACATCTTCATATTTGTCTAACTCAGTTTGTGTATCTGATGTATCTTCTCCATAATCCCATTGAAGCATAAATTCCAATATTTCATTATGGTCACCGACACAATCCAGTCTGCAAACATACTCGTAATCCCTAATATCTCCAGAACAGCTCTGATGCTGTGGGAAATCTCTATTATAAGAGATAAGTAATCATAATCCTTCATATTGTATATTTATTAGAAGGTAGGCTGCCGTCTTTCCGGCTGCCAGATAAGAATAAGGTATCTAACTTGTGGGTGTCCTTACTACCCGTTATGTTAAACCTTACTTTTGCCTACCTTTATAATAAGTATATAAATCCATCATACTATTGTAGAACCACTGCCACGCAACAATTTCTTTCTGCTCCTTAGTAATATCTAGGGCATCGGTAATCAGCTTTCTGCGCCAGTTGATCAACCTGTCGCAAGACTGGGTGATTCTCGCAATCATAACATGGGCGACATTCTCCATCATTACTGCCTCGCCGTTTACCATCTTCAGGGCATACTTTTCTGCAGAATCGTGCCAAAGATTGTAGGCGACTGAATCATTATTGAGCATCAGATAGAGTTCTTCCATATCAGCAGTTCTCTTGTACTGGACCATTTCCTTTACAACCATAGCTATCTCCTTTCCAATGTTAAGTCTATCACGTATGGAAGTGTATGCTGTGGCATTTCTTCCAAATTGATGTAGTTGAATCTACACATACGTTTCATGGAAGCCTCTTCCTTGTTGATTACCTTGTTAATCAGCTTAGGATTAATCTGCTCGGTCAACTCAATGTTGAAGTAAGAGCAGTTTTCATCCATTGATACTCTCGTAGCAATAGCAACCAGCCCGAAGTCCGGACTGAAGAACAGATACTTGCTGCCCGTAAAGATGGCATCTATTCTGTTCTTTGTATTTCCTGTCACTCTTATAACGTTCATAATTATTGTTCCATTAAATGTTTGACAAGTTCTTCTTTTGAAGAGAATATATCTCCAATCCTTTTACTTACATAGTTTCTGTCTATCTCTAGGACAACATAATTATTATTTAGTGCTGTCTTGAGAAATCTTTCTATACGGTCGCGCTCACTGAAAGAATAATAATTTCGATAGCTTGTAGGACACAAATTTGTACTCACTATATTGTATATTCTTTCGCCTATATCTCTAGAATGATAATCAACATACAGCTTTTTGTCATCTTCATAGTCTGAAAGAGATATAAGGACGATTCTACCCGAAACAATTTTGTTGTCCATCATAATGAAGACCTTCTGTCCGACAGCATATTTGCTCTGGAATGTCGTTGGCAAATCAGAAAAGACTCGTCCACAATCCAGATGGAAGACTGCATACAAAACGGTTCCATTATTGAAAGCTTCCAGGATTCGCTCTATCTTCTCGTTTTCTGTCGGCTCTCGTTCAGTGACGTTTCCATCGTCATCCATAACCTCTATGTCATCTTCCAACGATGTATCTTCATCATCGCTCCAAATAGAAAAAATCTCTTTAAGAGCATTGTATTTCATTATTTCAGAAATACTGTTGATCTTGATACCTACATACCCGTTTCCGAAATTCTTTGTATTCATATTAACCCTCCAGACTATTAATGTATTCCTTACGTGCCTTTACAAAAAGCTTCTTCTTTCTGTCATCTGAAAGAAACTCCTTAACAGTATATCCCAAAGCAATGATACCATTTTCGAATTCAAATGTAAGGCCACACTCATGATTGCCAAATTCATATTTCAAGGCATCCACCAAATTATCATCGCTGCTCAGAAACTCCTCAGATTCCTTGGCGGAACGTTCACCAAATTCTATGAACAGATGGTAGTCCTTTTTGAGGCAATAAGCACCGGCACCGATGGAACATATCTTTTCCAGGTCTTCCTTACTTGTGGTAAGCCCCCATTCAGACATCATTTCCTTGAACTGCTTATCTCCGAATGCAGCCCTCATTGGCAGCTTGTCAAACTTATCCTGCTGCTTTTTCTTGAACTCTTGGTATTTCATGCTTCTTTCTTTACTTTATAGTTATTAAATGGATCTACTATGTTTAGTAGCTCTGCGTTTCTGTTAGCTTCCTTTTCATCGGAGTAGTCTCCAAACTCTTCGGAAACTTCACCTGTGGGGCAAATTCTTTCGATACAATATTTCATACAGCACCTTCCATCATTAAAAGTTTGTACTCTTCCTCGCTATCTCCGACGTGACCGTACAGAAGACCGTCGTTCGTGTTCTTCCAATACTCGTGAGGAACCGAGCATGGTGTCAAGCTAGCAAGAACCACGATGTAACCTAACGACTTGATAAGATTGAAATTTGAATTTCTCATAATTATTCCCTTTCTATTTTTTAAGATTAAAATTGTATAATAGTGCCAAATGGCTGTCATCTAACTCTCTCCAATCATCAACCGTGTCAAGATAAGCCTTGACTTTTGAAAGCGTAATTGGAACCGATGGGTAAGCAGAACAAAATCTGCGAAGCATGTACTCAGAAAGTGTCTCCATAATTAATCCTCCTGGTCTAATTTATTGTACTCGTTATATTTAGTTTCTACATTATGCAAGAAACTTTTCATTTCAGACTGCAAATTGTCTTGAAGGTCTTTGTTAGACAGGAATGAGCCTAGAGCAATATAATACATAGCTTTGCAGTTTGCGCTGTCTATATCAATACTGGATGCTGCGTCTATTTCTGTTGTGAACTCAACGTTTCCCTGAAATCCGCATTTGCATTCATTATACACGACAGTCAACTCTCTGTTCTCATCGCAAGCTAAAGCAAACTTAACTTTTACCTGATTGCGAGAATCTTGAACGTTTACAAACTTCCATCCTGGGCATACAGAAATAATGTTTTCTGCATGTTCGCCAAACTGCTTAAACAAGTTCTTAACCTCGTTTTCAATTTCGTTCTTTCTTAACTCATTAGAAGTATTCATAATCTTTATAATTTTAATTGGCTCAACTTATAAAGTAGGCTCTGAATAATCAAAAGTACTACCTTTTATCTATATGCAAAGATACGAAAATTTTCTGATATATGCAAATATACTAACGACTTTTTTTAGTTAAAAATACTAAATTATAATATTTTATAACTGACTGATTATCAGAATGGTGCATCTGTTTCTTCTGGCTTTTCAAAAGGAACCTGCACTTCCTCGTTGATTAAATTTGTCTTGAAAAAGTTTGTCGTATTCTTGTTGAATCCCATAAAGAATTTGAATGTTCCGATGTTACGTCCCTTGGCAACGTCTATCATAGCCGTTCCGTCAGTAGGGTAGTCATCCTTATTGTCGAATGGGGCCGGGTACGCTCTGTTGTAATACTCTGCTCGATAGACTAGGATGACAACATCGGCAGCTTCTCCTATCTGTCCACTATCACGCAGTCTGTTCAAGTTCGGCTCGGGACAGTTGCTATCTCTAGACAACTGACTTAGGGCAATGATCCATATGTTCAGCTCCTTGGCGAGGTTCTTGAATCTTCGTGCAGCATCACCCATAGCCTGCTCCCTGCTGAAACTCGTACTCCTGGAGTTTACATTAAGAATCTGCAAGTAATCAACTACGGCTCCGTCTATGTCCTTCTGCATCTTAAGCATTCGGATGGAAAGAAGGATAGAGTCTATGTTTGACGTACTCTTGTCATCAAAGAATAAATTCTCTCCGGGCAACTTGCCTCTAGCATCATCGATCATCCTTATCTCACTTGGAGCCAGACTGCCCGAATAAAGGATGTTGTTAGCCGGAATGTTCGTCTTGGCGGAAAGCAGGCGTGCCGTAAGCTGCTCCTTCGTCATTTCCATAGAATAGAAAGCAACCTTTGCTCCGTTCTCGATGGCGTGTCTTGTCATACAAAGTGCGAGGCTCGTCTTTCCCTGAGAAGTTTCGCCGGCTACGATAATCAAGTCAGACTTCTGCAGTCCTCCCTTTTCATCGAATCTTTCCATGCCTGTCTTGGTTCCTGTCGTAACACCTCCGACGGTGGCATTCTTAACCATTATCTCATTTAGACTATTCATGGCATCATTGAGCGTGAATACTCCATCAGCCTTCTCAAATACCCCTCCGATACTCTCAATCGCTTCCTGGTGGGCATCTGCAGTCAGCACTTCTTCAGACAATCCCACCTTGGAAAGCTGCTGGCCCACTACCCATAACTTTCTTCGCCTGCCAAGGTCTTGCAATCTGATGGCGTGATACTCTATATGAGCTGACGAAGCAATCTGTGCCGAAATGTTCATCAGGTCCAACGAAGTCACGTTCGACTTCTGCTTGCCAAGTTCGGATGATACGGATATGATATCTATAGGCATGCCGTGCTTACCCATATTGTCAACGGCTTTCCAAATGTCACGGCATATAGGGTCATAGAAGCAGCCTTCATCTAGATACTGACTGACTACGGTGTAAGCCGTAGGGTCAATGAGAAGACTTCCGATAACATACTGCTCAGCCTTAGAGTCATTCACTAATGGCTGATTCTGATACGGTGATTGTGCTAAACTCATCTGAACGATTCCTCCTTGAAACTAACTATCTTGAACATTTCCTTCATTCTGTCACCGATACGCTGATTTCCGTATTTCTCCGATATATCAGCCGCTCCGAAATTACTTGAAATAAAAGTCGGAAGTAGATTCTCATACCGGTATTCAATCAGCTCCGTAAACGGATAAATGCAGTTGCCGAAACTCACAACCTCAGTTGGCTCCTCGCAAAGGTCGTCAATGAGAAGGTATCTCGTATCTTTGAGAGCACGGAAGTCTGTCGGAGCTTTTGCCATGTTCGCCATTTCTCTTGCAGAAATGAAACGGGGATATTTGTCTCCCTCGCAAAATCTGATTTGATTGGTATCTGCAAGATAAACGAGCAGGTCACGGATAGCCTTAAGCATCGTAGTCTTTCCGTTTCCGATACTTCCTGGCAGAAACAACCCGTAGAAACGTGTCTCCGTAGTGAGGAAATCACCAACGACAGACAAGTTATTCTTTATCTCCTCGGTGAAGATGAACTCGTTCTTTCTCTTCTCAACCTCTCTCTTGTAGAAAGCATAGAGAGTATTCTTTATCTCCCGATTATCTATTGGCAGAGCCAAACCCCGATTCATAGGCTGCTTTGGACTCATACTTCGGGACGCCTGATTCTTTTCTGTATTTGTTTCCATTGCTTGTTACGTTTTGTTTATGATTTTTCATTTCTGAAACTATCTCGTTATACTGAGAGTCTATCTTGTTGACGGAGAAATTGTTCATTATCCAAGTCTTGTCTATAAGATGCAGGAACTCACCCCACGCTTTTAGAAGGCTCTCGTCATCAGTCAGCAGCGGCACCGTTCTATGGCTTCTAGCAAAAGCGATTTTCTTTAGAATAGAGTTCATAGCCTTTGCGTCTTTAGCCTGCCAGTAATAAGGTTCTCCGTATAGCTCTAGGAAGTAAGCCTCGAATATCTGACGACCCCTATGGCACGGAGTTGGCTCTTTCTGTGGCTTCTTACACGCGCTCGTACGCTCGGGCGTGAGAAAGAGTTCGTTAGAACTCAGCCGTCTGCTAAGACAATTTTCTTTTTCTTTATCTTTTTCTTTTATAGGGGTCTTAGGGGGAAGGTTTTCTTTTTCTGTTTCGTTTTCTTTTGGGTTTCTAGCATTTGCTACGTTTTTTCTAGCATTTGCTAGAGATTCGCTAGCATTTGCTAGGATTTCTGTAGCATTTGCTAGAGAATTTGTAGCATTTGCTAGAGATTCACTAGCATTTGCTACGTTTTTTCTAGCATTTGCTTGGCATTTGCTAGAAGATTCTTTGGCATTTTCTGCGAAATTTCTAGCCTTTGCTGCACCACCTGCACGACCGGCTCTAGCTCTAGCTTCGCTTACTTTTCTTGCCTGCTCGATAGTGTCTGAAAGTTCCTTAGAATAGAAACATTCTTCCTCAACCTCGAATAAATCGAAATCCTCAACTACAGATTGCACCATAGAAACATCAACGCGCATCTCATAAGCTATCATAGAATAGTCCTTTGACAGCTTATGATCCTCGTCTTCCTCCAATAGCTGCATAAGAGCAACGTAGATGCCGTAAGCAGCTATGCCGTGCTTCATCCTTGCTCTCATTACTTCTGGAGAATCACTATTTTTGATGCAATTATATCTCATATTATTGGTTCAAGTCCTCGTTCTTAATGAAGCATATCTTCCCTCGCTTTATACTATTTGCCAGGGAGTCAACTTCTGTCTGTAACTTACTGTAAACAGCACTTTGCTGCTTGGAGATAAAATTGTGGATAGAAGGGCTAATCTTTAAAGCGATAGAAGCCATCCCCTCCAAAATCTTAAACTCACGATACAACACACCTGCCGACTTGAACTGTTTGTCCAAGCCTACCAAGAACGTTCTGTAGTCCTTGATTCCTTCAAAATCTCTGAGAAATTCCGTCTCTTCCATATTGTATAATATTTTAATTATTACTATTATTTCCTCTTTAATGCAAAATTACGAAATCGTTCTGATATATGCAAAAGAATTAAGTTAAATATTCAAAAATACCAAAATATATTTGAATATATATATGGTTATCTCGATATTTTTTAGTACCTTTGCAACAAGTTTTTTCCATAGCGTCTGTTAAAAAAGAATGCTATAGGATTCCTCTTTAGCCTGCTGGTGAGCGGGCTTTTTTTATGGGATTTATTTGGCAATTTGAAAATAATTCATTACCTTTGCAAACAAATCCCTTTAAAGTATAATCTTTATAGGATTTTAATTGGTTCAAGTCCTCGGTGTTGTGAAACACTGGGGACTTATATTTTTTACAAATTAACGGTGATACCTTTCTCATAACTCAGTCTCTTTACTTCATTAGTATAATACTTAATCATTTTCTCCAACTCATCGTCATCCCATTTCTTGATGGAGTGAGCACGCTCTCGCAGGGTAGAAAATCGAGAAACACCAATCTTCTTTATCAGATTCTCCTGGTAGTATATAAGATGGTCTGACTTCACTCTGTTGCACCCGATACATTCTGCATTACAGTTGTCTTCATCGAATCTGGTTGCCATGTTGGAACGTCCGAAGAAATGACCGCAATCAAGCTCTCTGTACGGCTTTATCTTTCCGCAGCTGATACATTGTCCCATACCGCTTGGCATGCAGTCTCTCAGACGAATATACAATGCAAATACTTTGTCTAGCCTCTTGACTAAATCCGGCTTACTCTTCTTTCTCTTTTTGGGAGCAGAAGGAGATTTCTTCTTTTTATTATAAAATGGAAACATATCTTTTTATTTCAATACTACATTAGTTAATTGTGTTCCTCTAGAATATACCGCCCATTTTGTGGTTCCTGGAGGTCTGCTAATAAAGAGGTCTGCAACATTCCCGAAACGGCTATAGTTTCCCGACAAGTCAACTATCCACCCATCCTTGCCTTCAAAAGGTCTGATAGCGCGACCTACCATCTGGTAGTAGAGCCCGAGAGATTTCGTCGGGCGTGCCAAGACAACGGTGTCTAGGGCAGGGTAGTCGAATCCCGTAGTCAGTACACCAACGTTGGCAACAACCTTTATTTCTCTCCTCTTGAATCCTTCAAGAATGGCTTCACGCTCCTTTTTAGGCGTTTCTCCTGTCACGATGGCGGCATTGATTCTGAGTGATTGAAGCTTATCAACCAACTGCCTAGCCTCCTTTGTGAAAGCGGTAAATACAAGTACCCCCTTTCTGGGAATGCCGCTTTTAGGCTGCAGAACCTTGACTACTGTATTTGATAGCTTATCATAGAATCCACAACGCTCATACTCTGCGAGGAGACTTCTTTCATCATAATCTGCACCGGTGGAATTGCTTCTGACTCTTCTTAAATCCAATTCTGTCAAATCGTAATAATGCAAGTCTGCGAGATAACCTTTAGAAAGCAGCTCTCCAATCTGACAACAATAGATGACCTTTGAAAATATTCTAGGTCTAACTCTCGTAAGGAACTTCAAGATGGAACCTCCTTCGGCACGATCAAGGCGGTATGGTGTGGCTGTTAATCCAACAACCTGTCTGTTCTTCGCTTCTATGAACTCCTTGTACTGCCCAGCTTTAGAGTTTACGTAATGACATTCGTCAATTATGATGTTCTTGAAACAATCGAAATCCGACATATGGTTCATCACGCTTCCAATGGTGGCAAAGGTTATTCTGTTTATATCTTTACATCCCACAGAGGCACTATAGCAACCGCAATCGAAGATACCATAGCTTTGCAGCTTGGCAAAGTTCTGCTGAAGAATTTCCTTACTGGGCTGAAAGACTAACAGCGGTCCTTCCAGGCGAGAGGCAATATCTGCTATCACCAAGCTCTTTCCTGCACCCGTAGGCAGGATAACCAATCCGTTCTTGTCAGCCTTGCTAGTGAACAGCCTTACGGCTGCATCACTAGCTTGCTTTTGATAATTTCTAAGAGTGTACTTCATTACTCGCCGAATGGTAATTCATCATCGTCATCATCTGAAGACTGCTCTGACTGAGCTTCTTCTTTTGGCTGCTCCTCTTCCGGGAACTCCAATCCGAAGACCTCCTTCATACTCTCGCGATTCTTGACCTCGTTAGCCCAAATCTCAGAACGGTCTGGGATAGCATAAGCCTTTGCGAGCAGGAACTTCTCTGAATTTGCATCCCAATTATATACGAGGTAATAGCCTGCCAATGCAATACAGAACACGTCCTTTGACTTAAGGCGCATATCAACAGTACCCTGGCGCACCTCAGCGGCATACTTGGCTACTTCCATAAGGACAGAAGCATAAGCCTCTTCTGCATCCTTCTTCATCTTCTTGGCTTTTTCCAAAGCCTCCTCCAATTCCAGCTTGCGAGCTGGCACCACGTTCTCTTCGAGTGTGCAATACTCCTCTCTGATGTTCTTCTTCTCGAACTCATCGAGGAAACGTGTAACCAACTCATTGTCAGGGAAGGTCGCCGTAAAGTGCTTTCCGACAAACTTAAGGATGTCTGCCTTATTCTTCAAAGGCTTCTCTCCGCAAAGGTTCTCCTCGGTCAAAGCAAGGAAGTCCAACTCCATTGGGAACATGTCTTTTACACCGTCCTCCAATACAAACTCAATGTTCTCTGGAACATAATTTTTCAAATCTGATTTCATAATTATAAATACTTTTCATATAATGCTATCTGTTTCTGAGCTTCAAGCAAGGCTGCTTCTTCATTAGGTTCTGGTATATACAACCCTGCAACCATACTTGAATAGTTCCGAAACTTCTCAATAGCGTCTGTTAATTCTTTTGTGTCAAGGTCAGCCGTACTTCTCCAATAGGTGACAGGCTGCCCTCTTCTGTTAGTTCTCTGCTTAGCAAAGATTTCTCTGTTTACTATCTGCTTGAAAATGTTGTACTTCACGTATTCTTCATCATAGCCGAACTCTGATGCGAAATATTGAAGGCAAACGTGCAGATAGCTGTTTTGGGCAAGGGAACGTGGACGGTGCTTTTTCTTCACCTCCACGATAAAACCCTTTCCACTTTTCAAGGCATCCATATAAAGACCATTGCAATAGTCCTTATAGTCTGCCCTGTCCTTGTCATTGTTGAGATTGAAAATCATAACTAGAATGGCAAGTCATCAACATTGTCCGGCTGCGGTGCAGATGGCTGAGCTCCCTGCGGCTGCGGTGGTGGAGGTGCTTGCTGCTGCGTATGGGCGCCTCTCTGATACTTTTCTATCTTGTAACCCGAAATGGTATTGAAATACTTTACCGGGTCATTTGCACTCTTCTGATACTTGGTACCTTGAAGAGCAAAAGATATGGTAACAATCTCGCCAACCGCAAAAGCCGCAGGATCATCCACGTGCTTTCCGCTGAACTCAAAACTTGGGTAGTTCTCGTACACATCTCCGTAATTCGAGTGTGTACAGTTAAGAACCACAACTCTCTTTCTGAACGGCTCTCCACCGCTCTTGCTGGGTATTTCCTCGACATTGCCGATGAGCAATACCCTTCCTGTCATTGTATTAGCCATCTGATTCTGTTAATGGTAAATATGGTAATAATTCTCTCATTTCTACCCATTTGAGGAAGTCACGCAATAGCGCGTGATTCTTGTCTTCCATACCTGGGTATCTGTAACAAGTGATTGCTGGCTCGTAAGGAGTAAGCTTAAGGCCTCTGACGTCACCCTTGTGCTTATCCTTATTGTAGCCCTCAAAGACAAACAAGTCAAAATGAAACACATCAGCTTCAAACAACTCTAGGTAAAGCTGCCATTGGCAACTGTCTATATAGTCTTTGTCTGATACCGGTCCGTACTTAGTCTTGATGTCTCTTATCTCTAGTCCGTCAATCATATCGGCACATCCCGTGATAACGGCGTCGCCGAAATCCTTGTATTCACGAACTTCGTGAAAGGCGCCAGGATGCTCATTCCTGTATTTCAAAGCAACCTTGCATTGAGGAATGTCGAGAATCGCCTCACCTTCATCAAAGACGAATCTTCTTCCTTTCGGAACGGGTTCTGTCTTATCTTTCTTATAATAGGTGAAATGACGAACACCTTCCGGCTCCTTGAAGCAATGGGGACTGCCAGTCTCCACGATGGAGTGAAAGGCAGTTCCTATTCTTGTGTAATCGTTGCCCTCGAACTTCTTAGTGATATTGTCTGTAACGTCCTGCTCTGTAACATAAGCATATTCGCCAGACATATATCGTCTGAAGCTCTCTAGCTGGGTAACTCTAATCAAAGGCTTCATCATGCTGCGTCCTCGTGCTTGACGAACTTCTTGCCCTTCTTGTCAAAGTCAATGCCCTTGGCAGCAAGCTCCTTGATCATCTGGTTCATAAATGCCTTCTGATGAATCTTATTCAGCCCGTGAGCAACCTCGATGAGAGCATTTGCATCATCTACGGTCTCCACGGCTGCAAGCTTCTTTCGAGCATCATCAACGGCTTCCTGCGCCTTTGCCTGAGCATCTGACTTATTCACGATGGCTTTCTTCACCTTCTTGATGATGTCTGCCATGCAAGTGTCAAACTCCTCTGTTCCGTAAGCTGGAATCCAGGTGTCCTGCAGGTCTGCAACATTCTTACCTACACGATTGTCCTGTGGCTCGAACTTGATGACGCGATTACCGTTCTCCTTGCAGATGTAACCTACCTGGTCCGCAATACGGATGAGCAAGTCCTTGCTCTGTCCTGTACAGTCTGGAGAATGCTTGATGTAGTCTCCCTCCTGTGTCTCCTTGTCGTGGCAGATGAAGATGATGTCAGAGTTGTTGTAACGGAGAATGCCGACAAACTGCTTGAACAATTCTCCCATCACACCATATCGCTTCAATGAGTTGGTTCCCAGCTTAGGGTCTTGCTGAATAGCAAAAGCGTTGAGATAGTCATCGAGCATAGCCTTGGCAGTATCTACTACGATGGTCTTACACTCACTGATCAAACCTGGCTTCCAAACCTGCTTGCCATCCTCAACAACGTAGGAACCGATAACCTCTGCGTTATAGATGTCCTCCCAGCGTGAAGCCGTGACAACAATGTCTGGGCGCTGGACGGCACGGTCAAAGCCGCGGTCGGTGTCGATGAGTAATGGACTGTTGGCTGTAGTAGCCAAAGATGTCTTACCGGTACCTGGAGTACCATAGAGTACGATAATCACTGGACGCTCTGTAACAACGTCATTCTTTCTAATAATTGGCATAATCTAATAT